AAGATTATGCAGCCACATTTGGAAGTAATAATTTAACAGTGGGTAGAAATAGTTCTAACATACAAGGAGCTTCAACTGATTCTAAATTATCAACAGATAGAGCAAGTGTTGTTCTTGTATATGTAGATTCCACTAAAGGGTGGTTATATGTACAAGAATCTAATGTTTCAAATTTAGGACCTCAATATGTTACTGCTACTGGTGGTACTATAACAACAGACGGAGATTACAAGGTTCACACATTTACAGGTGATGGAACATTTACTGTGTCATGTGCAGGAAATTCTTCGGGCTCTACGACCGTGGATTATCTTATTGTTGCTGGTGGCGGAGGAGGTGGTAAACACCAAGCAGGCGGTGGCGGTGCAGGCGGATTAAGAAAAAATTATCCCAATCCAGCTACTGGTGGTACACCTGTATCTGCTTCTCCTGGCACTTATGCGATTGTAGTCGGAGGTGGAGGTGCTGGACAGACTAGTGGTAGCTGCAATGCTCAAGGTGCTGATGGTGCTGTTTCTAGTGCTTTTTCTGTTCCTTCCGCTGGCGGCGGAGGGGGCGGTGGTTATTCTTGTCCTGGAACTCCTGGTGGTCCTGGACGATCTGGTGGATCTGGCGGTGGCGCTGGATCATCAAGTAATACAAGTGGTTCTGCCGGACTTACTCCTGCTCCTACTAAAGGTGCTGGTAATACTCCTCCTGTATCTCCTTCTCAAGGAAATCCTGGTGGTTTAGCATGGGATAGAAATCCTCACGGAGGTGGCGGTGGGGGAGGTTCTGGTGCTGCTGGTTGTAATGGACATCCACCATCTGGTCCATCAACTGGTGGAGGACTCGGTGGTTGTGGAACATCTGTAGCAATTTCTGGATCAGCAACAGTTTATGCTGGTGGAGGTGGTGGCTCAGGTTATACTGGTCCCTCTACAGCTCCTGCTAATGGAGGCGGTGGTGGTGATGGTGGTCATGCTGCTGGAACTCCTTCAGAAGCTAATGGAGTCGCAGGAACTTGTAATAGTGGTGGCGGTGGAGGCGGCGGTGCTAATGCTTCATTTGATGGTGGTAATGGTGGTTCGGGTGTTGTGATTATAAGATACAAGTATCAAAATTAATGTTTAACAAAAAAGTTTTTTAATATAGTATAAGGAGATAGATATGGCACATTTTGCAAAATTAGGAATTAATTCAAAAGTTATTAGTGTTTCAGTAGTTAATAATGACGATTGTAAAAACGCTGATGGCATTGAAGACGAAAGTGTAGGAATACAGTTTTTAGAAAATTTACATGGATGGCCTTTATGGAAACAAACTTCTTATAATACCACAGCAAACACACACACTTTAGGTGGAACTCCTTTTCGTAAAAATTATGCGGGAATAGGTTACACTTATGATGAGGACCGTGATGCATTTATTCCACCAAAACCACATGCATCATGGGTTCTTAATGAAACAAGCTGTACATACGATGCACCTGTAGCTTATCCAAATGTTACAGAATATGGAGATCCCGCTAAACGATACCGTATTAGGTGGGATGAAACAAATACTCGTTGGACGGCTGAAGATGAAGAAACTCCTATAGGTAATTTTCGCTGGAATGATAGTACTAAAGCTTGGGTCAGCATATAGAGAGGAAGTTATATTATGGCTTCAGAAATTAAAGTTAATAAAATATCTCCTGGATCGGGAACTTCTTTTACTGTTGGGGACTCAGGTGATACATTTACTATTCCTTCGGGTGTAGTATTTGATAGAACTCTTGATTGGCAGTCGGTTCAAACTTCCACTATTGCCGCTACAGCAGGAAAAGGTTATCCTGTCAATACTACTTCTGGCACATTAACAATGAATTTACCAGCAGGTAGTGCTGGAGATCAAATTGCTGTTGTAGATTATGCAGGAACTTTTGATACAAATAAATTAACAATATCAGCTAATGGTTCAGAAAAAATAAATGGAATGACTGTTGATATTACTTTGGAAACAGAAAGACAAGGTGCAACACTTACATACATAGATTCTACTCAAGGTTGGTTAGTAACAAGTTCGGCACCTGATCCAGGAGTTTCACAACTTATTCCAGTCACATTTAAAATATGGGGTGCTGGAGGAGGTGGCTCTGCTGGTGGTGCTGATGGTCGTGGTGGCGGAGGTGGAGGTTTCGTACAAGGAACTCAATCATTCGCAAGTGGCACATCAATAATCGCAGTTGTTGGACAAGGTGGCTCAGGCGGTACTGGAGGCAAAGGTGGCGGTGGTGGAGGTTATACAGGTGTATTTAATGGATCTGTTACTCATGGCAACGCCCTTTTAATTGCAGGCGCTGGATCTGGAGGAGCAAGAAGTACTTACTATGGAACTGGTGGTGGTGGTTTAGCTGCTGGAGATGGAACTGGAGCTAACCCTGGTGGTGGTGGAAATCAAGTAGGCGGTGGTGCAGCGGGTTCTGGTAATGGTGTTGCTGGAGCAGCTTTACAAGGTGGTTCTGCACCTGCTGGTTCTGGAGGCACAGCTTTCGGTGGCGGTGGTGATGGAGGCGGAGATAACGTTTCTTATACTGCTGGCGGTGGAGGCTCAGGATATTATGGAGGAGGTTCTGCTGGTAACTCTGGCGATGGAGCTTCTGGAGGTGCTGGTTCTTCTTATGTTGGATCTATGACTTCAACAACTAATACAACAGGAACAAGTGCATCATCAGGAATTGCTGGTGGCGCAGCCGTAAATACAAGTGATTCTGAATATGCTTCAGGAACTAATGTAGGAGGAGAAGGTAATAGTTCTTCTGGTTCGGGAAATATTGGAGGACACGGAAGTATATCTTATAGTATTAATGGAGCAGCTTATGTAACATTGAGTTACACAGGCGGTAATCAAACAATAACAGTATCATAGGAATTATAATGGCAACAGATAAACAACTTTTACAATGGGCAAGACAAGGAAATGAAATTCATAAAGCTCCTAGTGTTTTACATTGGGTGGCTACAGTAGATGGAGATAATAAAGTTACTAAAAATGAAGTGTATGATGAGCTTCATAAAAAATCTATGGATGCTGGATTATGTCCTAATATGAAATTATCAACGGAAGACACACAAGTAGGCGATACACTTTAAAGATTGAATGTTTGAAAAAAATATTTTAACAGAACAATTTTTAATTACTGATTTTTTACCTAAAATTTTACCCATTGATTATGATAAATTAAAACAACATCTTTTAATTGCTTATTATAAAAATAAAAAATTAGGTGATGAGGAAATTTACTATGATTATAATTATACTCAATATGATTATCATCAACATATTCAATGGATTCAGGATTATATAAGAGATCATTACAAAGGAGAGCATTACAAAACTCCAATTTTAGTAAATCAAGGAGCTATTATTCAACAGAAAAATGAAAGCATAGGAAATCATCATCATATAGATGATTGGAATTATAATGAATCCCCTGACATATCTGCCCTTATATGTTTAGAACCTAGAAAAGAAGCTTCTAATGTTATTTTTGAATATGAGGCAGGCCGTAGTAAAAAAAGAAGATGGACTATTCCTTTACAAAAAAACAAAATTATTCTTTTTTCTTCAGATTTAAATCATCGTATAACTCAAAATATCAATACAGACCCTATTATTACTCTTTCTTTTCAATTCCAATTAATTTAAAATAGTGTAGAAAGGAGAAAGAAAATAGAATGCAATTAGAATATTATTATTGGTGCTTTAAAAATGCCATCCCTTCGAGAATATGTGATGATATTGTTTCTTATGGAAACAAATTAAAACAACAAACAGGTGTTACATGGGGTTATGATGTAAATAACATGACGCCAAATCAACAAAAAGAATTAGAGAGAAAACGTAGTTCTAATGTTGTATGGATGGATCCTACATGGATTTATCGTGAACTACATCCTTTGGTTCATGAAGCAAATAGAAATGCGGGTTGGAATTATCATTGGGATTGGTCAGAGCAATGTCAATTTACAAAATACGATGGTAGTAAAAAACAACATTATGATTGGCATACTGATGGTGGAACAAGAACAAATGAAAATGGAAAAATAAGAAAATTATCCATGACGGTTGCCTTAGTGGATGGTAGTGAATACGAGGGTGGAGATTTTGAAATTAATTTAAATACCCCTGAAAAAGAAGAAATACATGTAATACAACAAGCAAAAATAAAAGGCACAGTTACAGTTTTTCCTTCTTTTGTGTGGCATAGAGTAAAACCTGTTACATCAGGTACCAGGTATTCATTAGTTAATTGGCACCAAGGAAGACCATTTGTATGATGCAGTTTCATGAATATTTTAAAACTCCAGTTTACTTAGAAAATCTTTCACACTGGACAGATGATATAAATAAAAAATGTGACAAACATTTAGATGCAGTTAAAGAATCAAAAGAATACAAAGATAGAGTTAAGAAAAAAGGTTCGGATTTTGGTGAGGTAGCTCACTCTTATCCCATAGCTAGTGATCCAGAATTAAAAATTTATATTGATCATATAGGTCAACGTTCATGGGAATTTTTAGACGGTATGGGTTTTGATTTATCAAATCATACGTGTGTATTTACAGAATGTTGGGTACAAGAATTTCCTAAAGATGGAGGTGGTCATCACAATTCACATGTTCATCCTAATAATCATGTATCAGGATTTTTATATTTAAAAAGAGATAAAGATGGACCAGTGCCCGTGATACACGACCCACGTCCCGCTGCTTTGTTATCAGCTTTACCAGAAAAAGATATATCACAAATTACTTATGCTTCGCAGATGGCACATTGGAAACCTGATCCAGGAACATTAATTATCATGCCTGCATATATTACCCATCAATATTCTGTAGGTGGACCTAATCAAGCATTTCGTTTTATACATTTTAATATACAGGCTATACACAATAATTTTATGAAAACAGAGGAGAAAAAATGAGTTTTGAAAAAGATAAATATGAAGTAGTTAAAAGAGCCATACCCAAAGATGTAGCTAGTTTTTGTTATGCTTACTTTTTAAATAAAAGACAAGTAGCAAAACATTTACAAGATACACAATATATATCTCCTTTTGATGATAGCTGGGGAACGTGGAAAGATGAGCAAATACCTGACACCTATTCTCATTATGCAGATCTTGTAATGGAAACATTAATGGTAAGAGTAAGACCAAAAATGATGGCTGTTACAAAAATGAATTTAGTTCCTACTTATACATATGCTCGTATTTATAAATATGGTGATATATTACACCGACATAAAGATAGACCATCTTGTGAAATATCATGTACCTTAAATCTTGGGGGTGATGAGTGGCCTATATATTTAGATCCCACCGAAGGATTGGGCAATAAAGGTAAAAAAGTTATTTTAAAACCAGGAGATATGTTGGTTTATAGTGGATGTGATCTTGAGCATTGGAGAGATGCTTTTGAAGGTCAAGACTGTGGTCAAGTATTTTTACATTATAATAATAAACAAGGTCAATTTGAAGAAAGTAACGCTTTTGATGGTAGACCTATGTTAGGATTACCTGCATATTATAAAAAAGCACGGTAGACTAAATCACTTTTTATAGTTAAAATAGAGTCTTATGACTCTAGGAATTTTAGCCTTTGCAGAAGGACCGATATCATCATTAGGTAAACAAGACGCTATTGCGGTTGTTACAGGTCAAGCTTTAACAGTAAGTTTAGGAGCAGAGACTGCTGGTGCAGGAACTACTGTTGTTGAAACAGGGCAAGATTTAACTGTTACTTTAGGTAATGAAACTGTTGTAACAACTTCTGTTGCTGCAGTAACAGGAGAGGAAATAACATCAGCATTAGGAACAGCAACAGCAGTTGCGGTGGCAAATCCTACGGTTACTGTAAGTGGTTTTGAATTAAATCCAGTTATAGGAACATTTGCTGTAACAGCAGGTGGACAAGTATCAATTGATGCTTCGGCTGAACCTGCTTTAGATTTATTCTTAGGTGATGAAACAGTAACAGCGACGGCTAATACAGGAGCATTGACAGGTCAATCAATGACCACGGCTACTGGAACAGTTAGCGTTGAAGCTCTTACAACTCCTGTTGTAACAGGACAAGCTTTAACATCTGCTTTAGGAACGGTAAGTGTAGTTACCGCAACCGTAGCAGCGGTGACTGGACAATCAATGACAGCATCACTTGGTGCATCTGTAATATCAGCAGATGCTGCAATTTTACCGACAGGTCAAGCAGTTAACACGGCTCTCGGCACAGTTACAGTTGATGCTCAAGCTAAAGTAGAAGTAACAGGTCAGAGCATGACTTTAACGTTAGGAGATTCAGGTGTATATGCATGGCAGGTTGTCGATGACTCAGCCACAAATACTTGGACAATCGTTGATGATTCTGCTACAAATACATGGCGAGATGCAGCTTAGGTAAATTATGTCAACATATTCAAATAGACTACAAATTGAGTTAATTGGAATAGGAGATCAAGCAAATGCTTGGGGGACAACAACCAATAACAATTTTTCACAATCTTTAGAACAGTCAATTGCTGGTGTATATACAAAGAATATATCATCTGGAACCACGACAGTTTTAACAGCTACTGATGGACCACAGACTCAAGCTGATAATGAAAATAGACAAGCAGCTATTATATTTACGAATGCAGCAGCTAATCACATCGTACAATTTACAGCAAAAGAAAAATTATATTTTTTACGAAATGCGGCAGCAACATATACGGTTACAGCTAGACTAGGGGCTTCAGGTAATACCTATGTTATTAATCCTCAAACAAGTGTTTTCTTGGCCACTGATGGTACTAATTGGTATGAACTCCAAACATCGGGTGGCACATGGGTTACTAAAACAACTACCTACACAGCTTTAAGTGGAGATAAAATCTTTGCTGATACAACTGGTGGGGCATTTACAATTACTTTACCGGCAGCTCCTGCTACAGGAGATGAGGTAAGATTTGTAGATTTAGCAAGTACATTTGATACAAACAATTTAACAATCGGAAGAAACAGTTTAAAAATTAATGGAGCTACAGCAGATTTAACTGTAGCAACCGAAGATGCAGCTTTTAGTTTAGTATACTCAGGCGCAACTTATGGTTGGAAATTAACGGAGAAGTAATATGGCAACTTATGAATCTATCAAATATAAATTCTCAGGTACTGCTGTTACTGGTGTAATGCAAGAATCAGAAAACTTAGATGATGTGGCTAATAAAGGAACATCTAGAACTAATTTAGGCGTTGCAATAGGTAGTGATGTACAAGCTTTTATTTCTGCTACCGCAGGAACAAATGCTAATGGCGCAAGAACAGTAAGTACATCCTCACCAAGTGGTGGATCTGATGGAGATATTTGGTACAAATATACATAATGCATTATGCCAATTTATGTTAAAGATGGCGGTACTTGGCGGGAGATAAGTTCTTCTGCTGGAACTCAACTTTACGTTCGAGATAGTACATCCTTTACCAACAAAACAATTATAAATGCATATGTAAAAGATGGTGGTTCATGGCGAACTACTTTTACTTTATTTGATACTACAGGTTATTCATCTGCTGTTGGTTCTGTAGCTGTTCCAGCAAATGCTAATGCTATTCATGTACAGTACGCTGTTGGAGGTGGATCTGGTGGTGTTAAAGGTGCTGAATATGATAAAGCTGGCGGAGAGTCAGCAGGAGCAGGTGGAGCTTCTGGTGGTTACATATCTGATAAAGTTTTTAGTGTTACAGGAGGTGAAACTCTTACAATAACTGCTGGTACAGCAGGCGCTGCTTCAACGGGTTCGGCTTATAATACAACTGCTGGTAGTGGATCAGCAACTTCTATTACAGGTTCAACTTCAGGTTCTCTTTTTTCTTTGGCTGGTGGTACAGGTGGATCGGGAACCGGAGGAGGAGTTCAAGGACCTCTTCGTTCAAATAATGCAAGTGTAGGAGGGGCAGCAACAATTTCAGGAACAGTTTTAACTACAGGCACTACTGTTGATGGTCTTAATATAACCACCTTTAATTCTGGTCCTGTTGGAACATTTAATTCTAATGGATCAGGAACTGCAGGAACAAATCCCGGTAACTGTGGTGGAGATAACTGTTCAATTACCGGTGGCACAGGTGGATCTTCTTATTCTGGTCCAGGCGCTGTATCAGGTGGATCTGGTGCTCCTGCTGGGGGTTCTGGTTCTGCTGGGACAAGAGGTTCTGGTGGTGGCGGAGGTGGTGCACAACCACAAAGTAGTGGTTCGGATGGTGGTGCAGGTGAACTTAATTATAGATTTATGAGGATGACTTAATGCCACTTACTAAAATAGCATTTGCCCCTGGTATTGATAAACAAGATACAGAATACGGAGCTGCAGGACGTTGGACTGATTCTGATTTTGTACGCTTTCGTTATGGTCTTCCAGAAAAAATTGGTGGATGGATAAAATTAATTAATAATACTTTAGTAGGCGTAGCAAGAGATATGCACGCATGGACAGATTTAGATGGTGTACGGTACACGGCTATCGGAACAGATAGAAAATTATATATTTATTCAGAAGGTGTAGCTTACGATATAACACCTATAAGAGCAACAGGCTCTATTACAGGTTTTGAAACATTTTCTAGTACAAGTGTTACAGTAACTGATCCAAGTCATAACGCAGAGGTAGGTGATTTTGTTACAATATCTTCTACTTCAGGAGCAGTAAATGGAATACCTGCAGCTACTATGGATGCAGAATATGAAATATTAACAGTTCCTTCTGCTAATACTTACACAATTACTACAGCAACCGCTGCTACAAGCACAGGAACATCAAGTGAAACAGCCACAGCTACTTATCAACTTTCTGTTGGAACAGCTGTATCACAGTATGGTTATGGATGGGGTACATATCAGTGGGGTAAAGAAGCATGGGGCACGGCTCGTTCTACATCTAATGTTACTATTGATGGACGTAATTGGTCTTTTGATAATTTTGGTGAGGATTTATTAGCAACAGTAAATAATGGAAATACTTTTAGGTGGGATACATCTACAGGCACAGGAACGAGAGCAGCGGTTATTTCTAATGCTCCAACAGTCTCTAGTTTTAATCTTGTATCAATGCCTGACAGACATGTATTTTTATTTGGAACCGAAACTACAATTGGTTCAAGCACTACACAAGATGATTTATTTTTACGTTTTGCTTCTCAAGAAGATTATAATACTTGGGTACCAACTGCTACAAACACAGCAGGTTCTTTTAGAATACAAGATGGATCAAAGATTGTAACAGCAGTTAGATCTCGTAATGCTGTTTTAGTGTGGACAGATACATCATTAAATGCATTACAATTTGTTGGTGCACCTTTTACTTTTAACCTAACACAAATTGGTGCAAACTGTGGAGCAGTATCTTTACACTCAGCAGTAGATGTAAACGGTACAGCTTTTTGGATGTCACAAAATTCTTTTTATAAATTTGATGGTGCTATATCTAAAATGCCTTGTAGTGTGCAAGATTATGTATTTGAAGATTTTAGTATTACCAATCAACCAGAAACTTTTGCAGCTGTTAATTCCGAATTTAATGAAGTTACTTGGTTTTACACTTCAAATAGTTCTACACAAATAGATAGATATGTGACTTATAATTATTTAGAAAACTGTTGGTCTACAGGTAGTTTAGCTAGAACAACATGGATAGATTATGGTGTATATCAAAAACCATATGCAACAGAATATTCTACTACAGCAATTGCTACCAATGACACTATAAATGGATTAACAGCAGGAGCTACTACATTATTTCAACACGAAACAGGAGATGATAATGTAACAACGGCAATAGATGCTTTTATAGAATCAGGTGATTTTGATATTGCTGATGGACAACCATTTTTACATATAGGAAGAGGTATACCTAACTTTAAAGATTTAACAGGAACTGTAGATATAACGCTTAGATTTAAAACATATCCTAGTTCTACTACTCCTACTACAGTAACAAGAACAATAACTCCTACTACAGAAAAATTTGATTTAAGAGGTAGAGGAAGACAAGCAAATATACGTATTGACAGTGATGCCGTAGGTGATAAATGGCGATACGGAACTTTACGTTTAGATGTACAACCAGATGGAGGTAGATAATGGCTAAAATAACAACAACAAGATTTCCTCAAGCAACTCCGGAATATCAACCAACTATAATTGATATATTGACAAGGTTACTTGAGCAAATAGTACAACAATTAAATTTTGGTTATCAACAAGATTTAAAAGATGAATCTACAGCAAGGACGTGGTTTCTTGGCTGATGCATTTAAAAGTTCTACCTTAACAGGCACAGGAGCTGTGTATACAGTTCCTACTGCGGATCAAAATTCGCAACCTCCTGTATTACCTACAACTACCATAGTAAAAAGTTTTTACTTGTCTAATCAATCAGGTGGGGCAGTAGCAACTACAGTTACAATGCTAGATTCAAGTAATAGTAGCTTAGAGGTAGAGTTGTATAAAGATAGTTTAGCAGATGCTACTGAAGTGGAAAAAATTGTTACAGTGGTTTTGGAACAAGCTGATCAAATAAAATTAACTGGTGCTGGTGTTAAAATTTTACTTAATTATATGGAGATTACACAATGACGTTTAAAAAAGTACAAGAATCAAAAGAAATTGGAAAAGAAATTGTTAATGGTCAAGAAGTGGCTGTATTACAACCTGAAGTTCATAGAGAAGTTAAAAATAAAAAAACAGGTGCTGATTATGATTCGGAAGAAGCAGCCAAGGCAGATGTTGACAATCCAGAAACAGATACAACAGCTGATGATATTGAAACTAATATACAAGTAAAGGTAACAAAGTTACCAGATGTATTTGGTGAAACTGAAAACGATTAAGCCCCGCAGTTTTCACAGAAATCATCGCAAATACACTTTTCTTTTTCACACCCACAGGTAGGACAATTAGGATCCATTTGCTGCTGCCTTATGTTTAGCCATGTTTTCTTGAACAAAAATTCTTTCATCTTCGGTTAATGGTCTACCAATACTAGGGTAAGAAGGACCTTTAGCTATTTCTTTTGGTTTTTCTTGACACGAACATCCGTCTGTGTGTCTTTTGTGATCTCTTTCTAATGCTAATAAACGTTCATGATAGCGACTCACCTTGTCAGCGAGGACAGCTATGGCCTTCAATACTTCTTGGTTTTCCATATTTTCTCCTGTTGATTTTAATTTTGGGGTGAGATCTAATTTAAACACATCTGTCATGATTATCAAGTAATCTTTTTAAAAATGTTTTCTTGACAACTAATTTGAAATAGTATCCCAACCACTTGGATGAGGTATACAGTGTTCTGTTTTTACACCAGGTTTCATAGTAAGTAATATATCTCCACTTATACTTATTCGAGGTTCTTCTTTTGTATTCACTTCAGTATAATGTAACAAACCACTTGGAAATACTATTAGATTATTTGTTCTTACCGGAATAATATAACTAGAAAAATTAAATTGATTCCAATCAACAATATATTGATCTGTTGGTGGAATAAATAATCCTGTTTGTGCCGCTAATTCTTTTTCAAAACGTATATTGCCCATCTCATTATTACGTACATAATAAACAAAACTAAAATGACTTGCGGTGTGTTTGTGACTAGCAATATGTTGGTTTTTTACAGTGTAAGTAGCCCATGCTTTAGTAATGTGAACATCAAATTTGTCAGGATTATATCCTTTTGCTGTCATAAATTCTAAAATAGATTTTTTTAATTTAATAAATAAAGATAAATATTTTTTATCTTTATGTAAATTATCTTTAGCTTCCTCTAAATCTGTAAAATGCGTATTACCTTTAACATCGGTTGTTGCTGCTGTTCTACCTGGTTTTTCTTTTACAAAAGATTCTATGTGTTTTGCTATTGTTTGGTTGTCATTTTCTACGTTTGTGCAATAAATAGTTTCACCAAATAAACTATTAATTCTTGTTTCTTTCTCCATAACTTACCTCTAAATATTCTATTTTTGTTATCCATCCTTTAGGTATTGCTATTGCACCACCACCAGATATTTCGTCTTTATCTTTACTGTAAGAGCGCATAACAATTATTTTCTCATCATTATTGTGTACCAGCCAACCAACTTCTTGACATATAGCCAGAGGAGCGCCTATGACGTCCTTTATATCAAGCCAACCTGTCTCTGTATCACGGGCATCAACCCACGTCACACGGACCATCGGCACTTTCTTTATGTCAAAGTTCATATTTCTCATTGCACATTACACCGAATTTGCGTATAAATATAGAATAAAATAGGCAAAGACTTCAAGGCCTGCCTCCTTGCGAATTCAATCCATAAGTTGCAAAAGGAGATTATGCTTAAAGGACTAGGAAATATATTAGAAAAAGTATCAAACTTTGCTGGAATGTTTGGTGGAAAGGGCCGTTTTAGTGGATTAGCAGGACCTCTAGCTTTTGGATTACCTGCTATATTAAATTATTTTGCTGGCAAACAAGACAAAAGAAGAGCGGAAGAACAATACGCCAGAATGATGGCGGAAAAAAACATTGTTTCTGATTATTACAATAATCCAGGTGGAGGACTACCACCTGAGTTAACACCCCCTCCTCTTACAGATTTAGTACAAAATTTAAACTTTACAGGAAACTTTGATGCAAGTGGTCAACCTATGTATGAAAGTTTTACAGCAGAAGATTTTCCCGTTAGAAGTAAAGACGGTGGTATTATGAAATTAGCTATGGGTGGAAAACCAGAAGTAAGTTATTCAGCATATGGTAATGATGGTATTAAAGGTGGTTTTTACAGTAACATAAAAGAAGCTGAAGATGATGTAAATAAAGTACCACCTCTTACAGCTTATATGAACCAAGGTGGAGACACAATGAATTTTCCAAGACGAACAGGTACAATAAGAGGACCAGGTACAAAGACAAGTGATTCTATTCCTGCTATGTTAAGTGATGGTGAGTTTGTTCAACGAACAGATGCTGTTAATGGTGCAGGTATTATGATGGGTGCAAAGAATGCTAATGAAGCACAGAAAAAAGGTGCACAGTTTATGTATGCACTACAAGATAGATTAGCAAAAATGGGTAAACAAGTATAATGGCATATAACACATCATTTGAAGCTCCTTACATGGAGGATTATAGACGTCGACTTTTAGAGTCTGGTTTTGGTATGGCAGACATGCCAACAACACAATATCAACAAGGTATTGCAAGTTTTGCTCCCCAAGAAACAGCAGCCTTTAATGCAGCAGCTCAGCAAATGGGTTATGATCCTGCAACAGGACAACAAACAGGAGTAGCTTCTTATCAACCTTACTTGGATCAAGGTCAAGCAGTAATGGGTTTAGGATTGCCTGCTTTACAACAAGCAACACAACAATATGATCCTACAATTTCTAATACACAAGACTTTATGGATCGATACCAAGCGGATGTTACCCAAAAAGCTTTAGAGCAAATGGATCAAGAAGCACAAAAAGCAAGAAACAGAATGGCTGGAGAACAAGTACAACAAGGTGTATTTGGTGGATCAAGAGCCGCGGTTGCTGGTGCAGAATTAGATAAAAATTTAGCCGACATTAAATCAAGAAGAATATTTGAAGACTTATCGAAAAACTTTATGCAAGCGCAAGACAAAGCTATCGGCACAAGTGAATCAGCAAAAGCAAGACAACAACAAGCAGCTTCACAATATGGGGCAATGGGTGCTAATATTGCTAATCTTGGAGGACAACAATTTCAATTAGGTCAACAAGGTATTGCAGGACTGCTAGGATCAGGAGCAACACAACGTCAACGTAATCAAGCTTTAGAAGATGCACAGTTTAGATTTAGAACAGGCGCAGCTCAAGAACCACGACAAAGATTACAGTTTTTAAGTGATCTTTTAAGTACCGCACCTTCAATGCAATCTTCTTATGGTATGCAACAACAACCTTACACTAATCCTTTACTTGCAGGTATCGGTGGAGGCTTAGCGGGTTTAGGAGCTTACGGAGCTTTTATAAATCCATCAGAGAGTTAAAATGGTTGATTCCGTTTTAAAAAGAGGAATGTTTAATCAAGGGCCAGTTGATTCTGGACCAGATTTTGCTGCACCGATGGGTCCTAGCTTTGGAGCACCAAAGAAAGAAAAATCTACAAATACTTCTTTATCTTATCCTGCCCCTGCTATTGACGGAGCACTTGGCTTAATGGGATTAGATCCAACTCTTATTACAAACTTAGTAGATCCTAAGGATGTTAAAGATGCCTATACATCTTATGCAGGAGAACCTAAAACAGCACAAGATTTTGCAGCGGTATATGATTCAATATACGAGCCAACAAAACAAGATCCTGTTAATTTTAAATTTGAAAAAAATTTAGCATTAGCTAAATTAGGTTTAGCATTAATGAAACCACAAGTAGGAGGTGCAATGACACCTGCTATTAGTGAAGCAGGCACAGGATTTTTAAATGATTTAGCTGTTATTAATGAAAGAAAAAGACAAGCTAAAGCTAAAAGAGGTGAGAGAGAATCAGCAGAAGAAATGGCTAGAAGAAACTATGTTCTTCAGTCATTAGAAGCTCAAGAAAACGCAAGAGATGCTGGAGAAATGCAATTGTTTATGAAAACTTTAGAGTTTAACATGAACAACGACACACGAACACAAGACTACATGCGTGATCTACAAAAAATGTATTACAACTATCAGTATGATACAGACGCTACAGCAATGTCAAAACATTATGACATACTAAAAGAAAATTATAAAAAAGATCCAAAAGTTTTATATAACCCTAAGACAGGAACTTTTGCTATGGGTTATATTCAAAACAATGAAGAAGGTATACCAACTCCTTATTTTCCTATTCAAGATGGTGAAAATTTTGATTACATACCAATGCCTAATGCAATTGATACAAAGTTTCAATTAGGAACAAAAGGTGACTTTGCACCAAGCGGAAAACAAACAATGGATATTATAGGTAAAATGAATGGCGCTATGACAGCGATGCGTTTTATTAGAGAGATACAACAAACTATTGCTGATGATCCAAGTATCGTAGGTATACCTGGATTAATGCAAAAACTTACACAAACAGGTACATCTACAATTCTGGATTTAGCATCATACTTTGCAGATAAAGGTATTATTGATTCAGATGGTTACAACAGAACACTTAATAGATTGGAAAACAGTGCTCTTAGTTCACTAAGTGCTGATTATCAATCAAACACTGGAAATCCAGATGCTCAAGCTTTTATTGATGACGGTGATGATGAAATGTATGAAGGAGCAATTTATAGAGAATTCTTTAACCCTAACATTCCACAAAACGAAATACGATTGAATTCAATTTACTATGCTCTTGCAAGAGTACGTAAAGATACAGGTCGTCTAAACGTTAACGACGTTGACAACGCTAAAGCTTCTTTATCTTTAACAGGATTTACATCTTCAGATGACGTAGCAGCAGCTTTAGAACAAGTATATGCAGAGCTAGACGTAGGCTATCAACAACAAAAAAGAATATTTGATACTTTAGATATGCCTGATGCAATGATAACAGACTTTCAATTTGATTCTTTTTCTGGTTCTACGAGAGGTAAAACAGTAAATATAAATGCATACGAGGTTGATGCAAAAGGTAACTTACCTGATGGATCACCAGGATTTGTAGAGGCGGTACCAGGTGGATGATTTTTTAAGCGCACCAGCAGGAAGTAAAAGAGTTATTATTGAACCTTCACGATCAGGTATTGGTGAAGCTATATTTTTAACAGTTCAAGATGAAGTAAATGGCATACCAGCCCAAAATCCTGACACAGGCATTTTTGTTCCTAGAACAGATGCGGAAAAAATAAATGTTATTAATGCCATAAATGAAAAAAGAAAATCAATGGGTTTATCAGAGGTTACAACAGAAGTTTTTGATTACAACAACAATCGTTTTATTGAATACAGTAATGCAAGATTTGCAGCAGTACAAGAAGGACAAAAAAGAGCAGACCCTTACAAGTTTTTTGTAAATAAATGGGCTAACTCTACAAGTAAAGATGCTCAAAATAAAGAAGGGTATTCAAGTGGATGGGATAAAATTTTAAATCCTATAGGTGTCATTAAAAATAAAGCAGGTGAATTTATTAAAGATATTGTTCCTAAAAGAAGATCTGATTTTATTATGTATGGTGATGTTATTGGGGGCACAGCAGGCATGGTAGGGCCTGGTAAAGTAACAGGAGGAATTGTAAATAGAGTAATGAATTCATCTCCATTTAAAGTAGGAGCAGGATCAACACTTGGTGGTGGAGGAATGAGTGCTTTTTACGATGTAATGAATGAACTTATTCGTAAAACACAAGGTATTCCAAATCCTACAGATACAGAAGATCCTGGTATGAGAGCCTTGGTTGAAATGAGAAACACAGCAGCCTTTACGGCAGGAGCTGCGGGTCTCGGAACAGTGGCCGCGACTCTCCGACCAGTATTAGGAAAAGCAATTTTTGGTTTAGGTAAAGAAGCAAAAAAATACTCTGACTTAGCAACCATTTATGATGTGCCAATTGGTATAAGTATTGCATCATCGGGACAAGGAGCTATTGCTGCAGGTGCTAAATCATATGGTAGAGTTATAGGTCTTTTTCCGTTTATTGGTAATATTATGCGTCAACGTCAATTGATGTCAGAAGCAAAACTAACAAAAGCTATTGACGCCCAAACAGGTGACTTGGGATACGCTGATGATTTTTATCGTGAACAATACAAACTTATGTCAAAAAATGACAAAGCAAAATTTATGGCTGATCTAAAAGATCAAGGTTATGATTCATTAGAAGCTGCTATTGAAGGAGAGCTTCGAGTTAATGGTTATGCACCTATACAGCACATGACAGATGTAGGAACGTTTATGTTTGATGCAGCAAAAGCACGTTATCAAAAATTCGCTTACATTAATGACATGTTGTATGATGATTTTGAAAAGAAAGCACTTAAAATATCTAAACCTTTTATTAGTACAAATAATACAAAACAGGTAGCGCAAGTTTTAAAAGATAGATTAAATCAAATGAAAATACAAACAACAACCTATGAAGATTTTGTACCTACAACAGGAAAGATTGATGACTTTATTACAAAGACACTAGCTACTTTACCTGAATATCTTACACCATTACAACTACGTGGATTACAAAGAGAAATTAATGCATTGTATGGAGAAATGGTAGATAAAACAGGTAACAGAACTTTCTCAGGTTCTTCCATGCTAGCCGATGCAAGAAAAGCATTAACAACTGATCTTAACAACTTTGCTCTATGGAGACAAGACATGCCAGATGCAGAAAAAGTAATAGCGGAATCTGCAAAAAAATCTTTGTTACGAGCTAATGATGTATTTTCTAAAATGGCACCTTTATATAAAAGTCCAGCAGCAAAAAAGTTTAAATTTGTTGATGAGAACATGTTTTCTGCAGGACCTGACTTACCTGGTTATTTTTATTCCGATGAATTATTTAATATAATTGCGCGTAAAGGCATTACACCAAAAACAGTGGCTGATATAGAAGAACTTGTTGGACCAGCAGCTTTCGCTTCTTCAGTAAGAACGTGGATGGACAAAGGATTTAAAAATGCTTTATCTAAACAACCAGTTGATTACTACGAAACTATTATAAATGAAGCAGGAAAAGAAATTAAAGTTCCTGTAACTCAAATGATTTTAGATCCAGATCAATTCTTAAAAAATATTGGTTATGGTGAGCCTGGTTTTGAAGCAATGTTAGAGAGAACAGGAAGAAACGGTGCTGTTGTAAAAGAAAATATTGAACTATTAACTGACTTGTTAAGAAAAACACAAAGTCAAACTATTCCTTTTGCTTCTCAATTAATTTCACGTCGATTAGTTTTAGGTGGTGTACGATCAGGATTAAAAACATTTAGTTTTGGTATGGCATCAGGTGCGGCTGGTGGTGCGGCTGGTGGACCAATGGGTGCGATGAGTGCTGTTACAGCAGGTTTACTTGCTAGATTTACAGCAGACTTCTTATCTAGTCCGCAAGCCTTAAAAAACTACACACGGATCGTGGACCCTGCAACAAAAGATATTGTAAGAAAAAATGCATATGCACAATTACTTAAAAACTTTTATGAACAAAAACTAGGTAATAAGAAAAGTGAAGGTTTAGAAGAATTTCCTGATGAGTTTAAAACATACAAAGGCGCATTAAATAATCCTGATGGATTTTTTAAATGGTTGTTTGGTGCAGGATATAAATCTAGTATGGATGCTGTTAACGATCAATCAAAACAACAATACAATGAAAGTCGTTTTGGCGACAACATAGATGTTGGTTTAAGTCAAGTACAGGAAAGATCAATGGAAGAAAATGCAGCGGACATGGAACTTGGTAATTTAAGTCAGGTGTCTCCTGACATACCTCTTCCTAATGTAAAATCAGGGTCAGAAGATATATTTGCAGGAAGTGAAATGACAATGGCAGGCCCTGTGTCTGATGCACCATTAAACCCACAACAACGTATAGCGTTAGCTGGTGGTAATCTTGATGAAGCAATTGCTTTAGGAAATAGGAGGGTATAATGGCTTGGACACCAGGAGCAGGAGGATCACAAGCCTCAAAAGATTATTATAAGAAAGCGGTACAAAATTATAATAATAGTGGTAGTTATGGTGGTGGTGAACCAGAAGCTTACGTTCCTTATGGTGGTAGTGGTGGTAGTGGTGATAGTGGTGATGATAACAAAGGTGCTTACATCGCATCTACTCAAGGAGGAACAAATACTCAAGGAACACCGCCCGCTGTTGATCCGCAAGGAGGTGATGGTAATCCTGTAGAGAGTCAATTAAATTATATTATTAGTCAAAAAGACAAATTAAAACTTTTACCACACAGCACTAACCCTGAATTAAATAAATATCAGGAAATAATGAACAATTTTAGATTATCTAATCCTGAAGCATATAAAAAGAAATTTCCTTTCTCGGCAGGTTTAATGAATTTAATGCCTCTTGTAATAAAAAAACTTATTCCAGGTTCAGAAATTATAACAGGTATTGCTTCAGCATTAAACACAGCGAAAAAAGCTAAAGAATTACCTGTTGTAAAAGAAGGTATACAGATGTTAACGGATCTTGTTTATGATCCAACAGTAAATTTATATAATACTGTAGCAGCAGGCACTCCGGGAAAAACAGAAACAGACAGAATATTTACACCAGGAAATTTACCAGGTGTATCTCCGCACTACGATGCTCCTGATCCAAAATCAAATCCTATGAAAAATCCTCCAAGTTCATCTCCTACAGAGATGGTAACAGAAACAGATTTAAGTGAATTGGTTTTTGATCCTACAGCAGATCAAATAAGAGCAATGCAAATGTTTGGAGGAACCGATGTCGGTAGTATTCAAGGAATAGGTAGTGGACCTGTAATGACTGACAAAGGAAAAGAGATTGTAAATAAATCTAATATTGACGGTGTAGTCAATAAAATTGATCCGCTTGTAGACTTAACACAAGAAGATCTTGTAAACTTATCAGGCACAAGAGATGATGATGTAGATGAATCTGTTATTGTTGAAGAAACAGAAGAAGGAACCCCCCAAGGAATGCAACCAGGAGCAGAAGCGGAAGCTGCTGTTGACAACACACTTCAAAATTTTATTGATCAAGGAGGATACACAGGTTCTTTATTAAATCCTAATATTGTTACAAACACAGATCCTAATTTTGATACAGGCGTGTATGATCCGGCGTCTCAACAATATTTAAACATTTTAAATTCTTTATCAAGAGCGCACGGAGGAATAGCATCATTTGCTAACGGTGGTTACAATTATATAAATGGTAATACAATGAACAATGAGTCCCTAACAGCCAGTGCTAACATTGATGATCGTATTATGAAAAACTTACAATTTGAAAAAATGGCACCAGGAATGATGGGTTATAAAAATGGTGGATTGACTTCTTTAAACAATTCTGATTATAATAAATTAAAAAGTACGTATCAGTACATGGGAGATTTTTAATGGAAACAAGCCTTAAAAATATTATTTGGGTTGGATTAATCTTAATAACCGCAGGTGCAACCTACGGCATGATGTCAACAAGACTACAAGCAGTTGAATCAAAACAAATGCAACTAGAAAAAATAATATTATCAGACATCCCAGAAATAAAAGAACGAGTAATAAGACTCGAAGTGCTGCTCGAAAGAGCATTAGGAGAATAAAATTTTTTTAGGATCTTCTCCCATAACCTGACTTGCTAAATCTATTTTATTATTTAACGCTTTAACAATCTTTTCATCTATCGTATGATCTGTTATTAAGTCTACGTATGTCACTTTCGATGTTTGTCCTATTCTATGGGCTCGGTCTTCTGATTGTAATCGTACTTCTAATGAGTAATCGTTAGAGTAATACACAACAGTGTGACTAGAAGTAAGAGTAAGGCCATAACCTCCTGTTTTGGGATTTCCGACAAAAAATCGAAGAGGATCACTAGCATCCATAAACCTGTCAACAACAGACTGGCGAATATTATCTTTTGTATCCCCGTAATAAGTTGCCACGCTTTCTTTGCCATATTTCTCTCCTAATGTTTTTTCTATTTGTTGTATATCATAACGGTACACGGCCCAGATAATAACCTTACCATCTGTCTCTTCGAGTACTTCTAATAATTCTTTTATGCGATTGCTCTTAATAGATTTAATCTCTCCGTCATCTGTTTTAACATGACCGCATATAATTTGATGTAATCGTATCATTTGTGTCAAAACTGAAGCTGCAGTCATCACATTTTCTTCAAAGAACGTTATTGCCGCTTTTTTCATCTCTGTGTAAGCTTTTACTTGTTCGCCGGTCAATGACACAGACCGCTTCGTATAAACCTTCTCAGGTAGGTCTAAACAGTCATTTTTTAAAACCCGAGTGGAAAAATTCTGTATTTTTTCCTGTAATTCATCTAATCGTTGATATTTGACAATGTGTTGAAAAGAATGCGTCCCAACACTACGTTGAACAACAACGGCATACCTTGCACGAAAACTGTAGTACGATTGTTGGTCCAACAACCACGGATCAAGGAACTGAACTTGCGAAAACAAATCAAGTGGTGACTTCGTAACAGGTGAACCTGTCATGATGCGTCTATACTTTGCATGCTTTGCTAATTTTAAAATGTTTTTAGTGCGTTGTGCAGAGTGATTTTTAATTGTGGTTGATTCATCCACACATACCAGTGCTTGATTCTTTAATAAAAACTTATACGCAAAGTCATAACCACGTTTAGTAGACAATGCTTCAATGTTCATAATAAAAACGGTTAAGTCATCAGTGATCACGGACAACTGCTCAAGCTCTGTCTTCTCTTCTTTTCTAGGAGAAGCAGACCAAATAGCTACTCGGTAATTAATGTGATCAGCTAAATGTATCTTTAACTCATTACGCCAGTTACGTTTAATACCATTAGGTACAATAATAAGAGCTGAATTTATTTTGCCTTTATCAAACAAAATAGCAATATTATCAATGCATACCTTGGTCTTACCAGTACCCATTTCCATGAATAATGCCCATACTTCTTTGTTCCAACTAGCTGTTAATGCATCTAATTGATGTTGAAAAGGTGTCGTTTTAAATCTATAATCCATAATAACTTTCTAAAAAAGCAATATAATACTTGCTTTAGTAAAATACAAGAGATAAAGGAGAAATTAGAAAGATGGAATTTAAAAAAGAAAAAGAAAATAAAAAACCTACTGTATTTTTAGTACAGGAAAACCCTTACATAAATGTATTAAGTGCACAAGAATATGGGGATATTGTTTTATTGTTTGAAAGTGGTCAACAAATTATGTTTAGTCCACAACCTGCGATAAAAAAACTTCGCAGAAAACTCAAAGATTTCGATGATAATGACTATCTTTTAATGATGGGCGATCCAGCAGCAATGGGTATTGCATGTTGTATAGCTTCTGATATGAATAGAGGTAGATTTAAAATACTTAAATGGGATAAAATTCAAAAGAAATATTATTCTGTTAGTATAAACATTAATGAGAAAGGCGAAATAGATGAGCAAGATAAACTTTGAGGGTGACGCAGTAGCTAACGTAGAACAAACAGGTTTAGAATCTGTAGCAGAATTATTGAGAAAACAATTAAAATTAGAAGCAAAAATAGAAGATTACGAAAATCTTTTAAAGACACATAAAGAAGATTTAAGAAAATTATCTGGAGAAACTATTCCAGAGAAAATGGCAGAATTAGGAATGACATCTACTACTATGTATGACGGTTCTAAAGTGGAAGTGGTTGAAGATATTTATGTATCTATACCTAAAGATCCACAGAAATCATCTGCATGTTATGAGTGGTTAGAAGATAATGGCTTGGGTGATATAATTAAAAACCAAGTAGGAATAAGTTTCGGTAAGGGTGAGAGCAACATGGCAACACATTTGCAAGAAACCATCAAAGAGATGGGTCTCATACCTGAAGTAAAAGTTTCAGTGCATCCTTCGACACTGAAAGCTACTATTAAAAAGTGGCATGAAGAGGGAAGATCTGTCCCAGACAATACTTTTAGTTTGTTTATCGGACAGAAAACTAAAATAACCAAGAAAAAATAAGGAGTAAATATGGCAAACGCTGTAAAGAAAAAAGACGAAACAAACGTAGTTGCTTTCGATCCTAGCATGTTTGAACAAGATGCTAACAAAGGATTAGGCAATCTGGGAATGGACGATCTTGCAATCCCTTTTCTTCGTATACTGAGTGATACGTCACCACAGATCAAGAAAAGAGATCCTCTATACATAGAGGGAGCGGAAAGTGGAATGATCTACAATACGCTTACAAAAGAGATATACGACGGGGAGGCAGGAGTAAGTGTAATACCTTGCGCCTATCAACGTCAATATATTGAATGGACAGATAGAGGCGAGGGCAGTGGTGCTCCTGTTAATATCTATCCTGCAGAGAGTGATATACTTTCAAAAACAACAAGGGATGAGCAGAGAAAAGATAGACTTGCTAACGGCAACTATATTGAAGATACTGCAAATCACTATTGCCTGGTCATTAGCAAGGACGGAACTTCCTCCCAAGTCCTCGTTGCAATGAAAAGCACTCAGCGTAAGAAATCCAAACGATGGAATTCTCTTATGCTGGGGCTTAAATTGAAGGGTGCAAACGGATTGTTTACACCTCCTTCATACTCGCATGTCTATACACTTAAAACAATAGCTGAGTCTAATAACTTAGGCGAGTGGTTTGGGTGGGATATTACGAGAGTAGGCCCTGTTGAAGATGTTGATACTTATCAAGCTGCAAAAGCTTTTGCTGATAGCGTCGCTAAAGGCGAAATAAAAGTTAAGCACGAAGATGAGAGTGTTGACAACGGTGAAAAAGCACCTTACTAAAAAACTTTATACAAGGGGCGACCGCCGTTGCCCCTTTAAAAATATGAATGAGAAAGATTTATGGACGACCAGAACAAATTTATTGAAATATTTACAGGCTTAGACCGAGCATACGGTCAAACACAAAGCCGTGAAAAGAATGAGGCGGGCAAACTAGAAGGTCGCTCTTGGTTAGTAAAAGAACCAATTACCAGAGATAAATGGATTAATCACTTAGAAGGTAAAGAACCTTCCCTTGGTATCATACCAATTGATGATAATAATCAATGTAAATGGGGTGCAATTGACGTTGATACTTATGATGGATTTGATTACAAAAAATTAATTACAAAAATTGTCGAAAAGAAACTACCACTGGTTGTGTGTAAATCAAAAAGTGGGGGTGCTCATGTATTCTTATTTGTAAGCGAACCAGTGCTTGCAAAGCAAATGCAAATAAAATTAAAAGAGATAGCTGTATTTTTAGGTTATGGTGATTGTGAGATATTTCCAAAGCAAATTGAATTGAACTCAAAAGGCACAGGTAACTTTTTAAACTTACCATATAACCATCCAGAGTTTCCCACAAGGTATGCGTTTGATGACGAAGGTAATGCATTGATTGAATTAAATAGCTTTATAAAACATTACGAAACAAAAGTCGTATCGCAATTAAACAAGGTGGTTATCGAAAAACCAATTACCGAAAAAAAGAACAATGATTTTAAAGGCGCTCCTCCATGTTTAGTTACACTTGCCTCACAGGGATTTCCTGAAGGCTCACGGAACATGGCCCTATTTCAATTAGGAGTTTATTTACGTGAACGGTTTCCGGAAAAGTTAGAAGAGAAATTAGATTATTACAACTCTAAATATTTTTCCCCACCTTTGCCTAGTAGAGAAGTGTTAACTATATTTAAACAAGTAGAAGATAAAAAATATTTTTATCGCTGCGAAGAACCATTATTTAAAACAGTGTGTGAGAAAATTAAATGTCAGTCACAAAAGTTTGGCATTGGTAATTCCGCAACCAATGAGATTAGTGGATTAAAGAAATGGGTATCTGATAATCCTGTGTATGAATTAACGCACAATGGTAAAGTTATTATTTTAACTGTTGATCAGTTATCAAGTCATGCAGAGTACAGAAAGCAATGCATAGCGCAAGCGAATGAAAGCCCACGGCCCGTGGCTCCGGCTATATGGGCAGATATGGTGCAGACATTATTAAGTGGTATGCAACCAGATGATTTTATACAACTACCAGGTGAGGTAACAGCAAAGGGTCAATTCTTAAATCAATTACAAATATTTATTGAAAACAATAGAGGTGCAAAGGACAGGCAAGACGTACTACAAGGTATGGTATTTGAATTAAAAGATAATTATTTCTTTAAACCTCAAGCATTTAGAGACTTTTTAAAGACAAAAAGATTTACCAAAGCATCTGACTCAGAGCAGTATAAAATGTTTGAAGAGTTTAAAGGAACTACCGCGAAGTTAAAAGTAAATAGTAATGTGGAGCATTGTTGGAAAATACCCACAACTGTATTGGAATCAGAATATAAATTAAGCAAGAAAGACTTTAGTGAAGAGGAGGCATACTAATGCATAGACATATTGTTATAGGTCCTCCTGGTACAGGCAAGACAACGTATTTAAAAAATAAAGTAGAAGAACTTTTAAAATCAGGTGCGTGTACTTCGCAAGAGATTGGTTATTTTAGTTTTACTGTAAAAGCTGCTGAAGAAATTAGAGACAGAGTTATGGTTAATGAAAAGATTAGTAAAGAACAAGTGAAGATTTTGTTTCCTTATTTTTCTACGTTACACAGTTTAGCGTACAGACGTTTACAACTTCAACAAGCTCAAATTATGGATGATAATGACTATGCCGAGTTATCACGGCTCACGGGTCATGAATATGTAAATAAAATGCGTAAAGGTAATGGTGTTGATATAGCAATGCCAACTGCGAAGAGTGAATACCAAGACATAATTAATTTAGCATACGCAAAGTATCCTGATGATGAAGATAGACTGGCTAAAATATTTAGAGAAACAACTTTAAATAACTACGGCGCACGGAACATGATTGAACAAATGGATTTAGATCTGCGTAAGTTTAAAGAAGATAGAGATAAGTATGAGTACGTTGATTACTTTATTAATTTTATTAAAAATAGAAACGCACCACAATTAAAATATTTATTTATTGATGAGGCTCAGGATTTATCAAAACAACAATGGCAAGTGGTTGACATGTTACAGCAAGAGTCTGGAGCATTAGAAACTTATGTTGCTGGAGATGATGACCAAGCAATCTTTCGTTGGGCTGGTGCAGACATTGAACATTTTATTGCCATGGCTAATGATGAAAACAATACGATTATTCCTCTTACACAATCTTATCGTATTCCAGTTAGTGTGCACACTCTTGCCACAAAATTAGCACAGTCTATTTCACAAAGAATACCAAAAGAATATAAACCAAGAGATGAAGAAGGAACAAGAAAAGTCTTAAATATCAGACCTTTAAACAAAGGATTGCAAGAAGGCAATTGGTTAATTTTATGCAGAACACACGAAATTGTGAAGCAAGTTTCTGAATCTTTAGAATCATATGGATGGTTGTATAAACGTTATGGATCATCTGTCATTAGTTTTAAATATATAGAAGCCATACGTGCGTGGACACGTCTACAAAAAGGTGAAAGCATTTCTGGTGTTGATTGTGATACTATTTATCATCACATGGATAGCACTCGTATTAAAAGAAACTATGGTGTTTTTAAAGGACAACATGAAGGAATGTATAATTTAGATACACTTATAAAAGAATATGGGTTAAGAGAAGATATAAAGTTATCAAGTACAAAAACAGCAAGTGTGAAAGATATAACCTGGTATGATATGTTAAACGGAAAAGGTTTACGAAAAAGAATTCCATACCTTCGTTCTATTATGCGTTCAGGAAATAAACTAGATGCAATACCTCGTATTGAAGTATCAACTATACACGCAAGTAAAGGCGGTGAAAGAGATAATGTAATGTTAATTACGGATTTATCTTTTGGTCCTTACAAGTCATCAACAGAAACACAACAAGGTAAAGATGATGAAGCTAGAGTTTTTTATGTAGGAGCTACGAGAGCTAAAAAAGAGTTACATATTATTCATCGAACAGAGGGACAATATGAATATGAACCTATATTTTTTCATGAAAGGAATTGTGCATGATTTCACAAGACTTATTAGATGAAGCTAAAAAATTAATTGGTGGTGATCGTCAAGAAGATTATGGTGATAAATTAAAAAATCATCAAAACATTGCTGACTTATGGTCTGTTTTTTTACAGAAAAAAATTACAGCGCATGATGTTGCGATATGTATGGCATTGGTTAAAGTAGCACGGCTCATGAACCAACATAAAAAAGATAGTTATTTAGATATGGCTGCTTACGCAGCAATTGCTGGAGAGATAGAAGCAAGAACAAATAAAAAAAATATTTCTTTTGAATCAGAAGGGGAGAGACGAGGAAGAATAACTTCTGAAAGAATTAAAGAATGGAATAAAGAACAGGAGAAGAAAAAATGAAAGACCAACCTAATTGGTTTCCTAAAGTACACCGCATGCCCAGTGAATGGGTTATGCCTGATACATTCCCTGATCTATCTGGTTATGACGAGATAGCAATTGATTTAGAAACAAGAGATCCTGGTATTAAAGATGCCGGTCCTGGTTATATACGTAAGCACGGCGAAGTAGTTGGTATCGCTGTAGCAGTAGACGGATGGAAAGGATATTATCCCATTGCTCACGAAACACCGCCCAACATGGATAAAGAATTAGTTACCAGGTGGCTTAGAAAACAATGTTCTTACGAAAATATAAATTATATATTTCACAACGCTTTTTACGATGTAGGCTGGTTAAAAGCGATGGATGTTGACATAAAAGGAAAAATAATAGACACTCTTATTGCGGCACCACTCGTAGATGAGAATAGGTTCAGATTTGATTTAAACTCATTAGCAAAAGATTATCTACAAGAGTCAAAATCAGAAGCCCAACTTTACGAGGCTGCCAAAATGTGGGGTTTAGATCCTAAAGGAGAATTATGGAAGCTTCCTGCCTCACACGTAGGAGAATATGCAGAACAAGATGCTGCTGTAACGCTACGCTTATGGCATTATTTAGATATTGAAATTAAAAAACAAAATCTTTCGAACATTTTTGAATTAGAAACAGATTTGTTTCCTGTTTTATTTAAGATGAAACAAAAAGGTGTACGAGTAGATTTAGAAAAAGCGGAGAAGATTAAAAATGATTTACTTGCTCAAGAAAATAAAATCTTACGATCTATTAAAAAACTTTCTGGAGTGGATGTCGAAGTCTGGGCTGCCACTAGCGTGGCAAAAGCGTTCGATAATCTTTCACTGTCATATGATAGTACTCCAACGGGACAACCAAAGTTTGACAAGAACTTTCTTGCGACACATGATTCCCCTCTTGCTAAAATGGTTGTGGAGTGTCGTGAGATTAACAAAGCGAGAACCACGTTCATTGAAAGTATCACCAAGCATTCGCACCGCGGACGGATTCATGCTGAAATACACCAAATGCGATCGGACCAGGGAGGAACGGTAACAGGTAGGTTTAGTTATTCAAATCCAAATTTACAGCAAATTCCAGCACGGCACGCGATACTCGGCCCACTGATCAGATCTATATTTATTCCGGAGAAAGATCATGAGTGGGGTATATTTGATTACTCGCAACAAGAACCACGGCTCGTGGTCCACTACGCAAGCCTTCGTCATTTCTCAGGTGCAGATAAGTTTGTTGATTCATACAATGAAGATGAAACAACTGACTTTCATACAATGGTATCAGAGATGGCTGACATCCCTCGTAAACAAGCTAAAACAATTAATTTAGGACTATTTTACGGCATGGGTAAAGGTAAGCTAATGTCACAGCTCGGTGTTGACCTGGAGACTGCAAGTGATCTTTTAGCAGCTTATAATGAGAGAGTACCTTTTGTTAAGCAATTGATGAATGATACAATGAACAAAGCTAGTAAGAAAGGTTTTCTTCATACACATGAAGGTAGACGTTGCCGTTTTGATTTATGGGAACCAACAAATGAGTGGGGTAAAAAATCTTTACCCTTGGCAGAAGCGCAAAGAGAATATGGCGAACATATGATTAAACGTGCATGGACCTACAAAGCATTAAACAGATTAATTCAAGGATCTGCAGCAGATCAAACGAAGAAAGCTATGATAGAGTTAGATAAAGAAGGATATTTAGCACACATACAAGTGCATGATGAATTAGATTTTTCTGTTGCAAGCGATAGAGATAAGAATAGAATCAAAGACATTATGGAAAATTGTGTTGAACTCGCTGTACCAAGTAAAGTTGATGTAGAGTGTGGTAAAAACTGGGGAGATGCAGGTGGTTGATGAAATCTTTGTGTCTTACCTTATTTTTATTTTGTCAAACAACGTTCAATAATTTTGATTTTACTTATTCTACAAAAGAAGAATTTGTTCAAGGAATTACTGATTGTACTTTATTAGCTAATACTTTTATTCCACCACCAGAAAGGGTTATCATTCTTATTAGTGTTGGACAAGCCGTCTTGGAATCTGATTGGGGACAATCCAGGTTTGCTAAAGAAGGTAATAACTTTTACGGTGTTATTGAAACAGATCCCACTTCTCCACATTTAAGAGCATTAGGTAATCCTAGTATTATGATTAGGACCTACGGTAAAAAATGTGAATCAGTTGCAGATTATATTAACCTATTAAATAACCATCCTAATTTTAAAGAGTATCAGGACCTGTTAGTAAAGCAGTATGTATCGGGAGAAATTGATCCTTTGGCTGTGGTTAAGACTTTACATAAGTATGCTGTAGATCCTAATTACGTTGAAAAACTGGCAAGAACTATGACTACTTTATTAAAAGAATATCCCACTATTTTTCATTTGACAATCAATACGTAATCTTATATTATCCCATTAAATGAGAATGGTGCAACATTCTCCGAGTATGGCTGAACAACTGTCACAAAGTAGTAAAGCACACTTGATGATCGATATGAGGCGAATGCCTTGAAGTGTCAGAGGGTGGTACTGAAGTACTAGTTAACATTATAGGATGTTGATTTGTCGGGAAAAGGTTGGGGGTAGTCAAAGAATCCCCCTGCTCACACTTAAAAAGGAGAAAGTATGATACTTAAAAAAGAATATGAGACGACCTTTAAAGAAGGGTTTCGTCTTGGTGTGCGTTTAACTAGAGCTAAAGAATGTTATGTACGTGCTGCTGATGCAAAGAACATTGGTGACACAGAGATGACAGAATTTTATTTAGATGCAGGTAAGCAGTGGATGGACCTTGCTAGAAATTCAGGTAGAAAATTTACACCAACCGCGGCTCACGAACCAGAGCAACCAACTTTTGATTTTGGTGATCGAGAGTTATTAATTCACAATGAACAACACACAAGGAAAACAGGATGAATATTAAGAAGTTCAAGTCGGTGGCAGTGGCAATTGACACCTACAAATTATTGAAGAAACTAGCTGCCGAGGACGATAGGTCCGCAGGTATGCAAATAACATATTTAGTAAAGAAAGAAGCAAAGAAAAGAAAGCTGGCTGCATGACATTGTTGCCTAAGTTTAAATCTTACCAAGGACTAAAACCTGGATGGAAGATTCAACGAACACAATGCTGCGAATGTAATAAAAGATATACGAAAGACTCTATGATGGGTAAACCTGAAGGTCGAGACTATAACTGGTATTGCATTCGCTGTTATAATTTTAAATGGAAAAAATCAGCATGAAAAAAAAGGATACTCTTAGAACTAGGTTAGTAAAAGATTACGTAAAAGTCTCGAAAAATGCTCTTCGTGAACCAAAGACTTGGCGAGAGATAGCAACTCGTGTAAGGTGGGAAAGGTTAAATAAGATTTTGAGGAAAAGATATGATTATCTGCCACAATTGTAAAGGTAATGGGTATTATACACTTAGATTCGAGGCGGAAGAAGCCATTGAACAGTGTAAGGTTTGTCACTCACAAGGGGAACTCAATGAAAATAAACATTACCACCAAGCCTGGAGTGGTGGACCTTCGAATGAACTCGATAACTGGTATTGGGGACCGCCTTTGGACCCCGAATCATTTAAAAACTACAAAATTTATCCAGAGTAAACCTATTGTAGAGGTCAAAAAAGGTGAAGAGCCACCCTTTTAGTTGCATAAATTACTTTAATATACTATATTTAGTCGATTTTATTCACAAAACCCCTGTTAAGAGCAAGCCTCATACGGGGGTTTGAAAGATGCTTATGAGCGACCAAGAGATTTTAAGGCAGCGAGAACTACTCGACACGCTTCTCGCAACACGGACCAACCAGTATGAAAGAGTTAAATCCATGAAAGTTATGGATTCAATTTATTTTAAGAAAAAATTACCTAAAAATGTAATATTATTTCCATTACAAAGGATTAAGCGTTATGTACATCACCCTTCCAGACAGCCCAGTAAGAAAAATATTTAAGTGCGCTAACTGCGATAATTATCACATAAAATTTTTCGATCCAAAGCATGACAGGACTTATACCCCTGCAGAATGGGAACAAATTATTACTGAAGGTAAGGAAGCTTTGTACAAAGCACTACAAGTTGTGCGTGAAGATCCTAAATTTTTTGCATAAACACCCCTTCCTATAGATGTTTTTACCTAGATAGAGATACAACCTCTTCTACGTCAGAACACAAGTTACCAAGTTACCAAGTTACAACCCTTATCAGCTACCAAATAAAGGTAACTTAGAGGTAACTTATACATTTATAGAAGTTACCTTTTTTATATTTACAAACATAACTCGCATTGCATCAGATGATTAATTATTGTATAGTTTTTGGGAAAAAACATCTATTGAACAGGTGCATTATGGAAGAAAACAAAGAATTATTAATACCACAGGCATTTTCAGATGACCTGTTTAATCCTAAAATAACAGGTAAACAACGTAAATTTATACTTTTGCTTGTCCATTCTGAAGGTTTGAAGACTGCTAGACAGTGTGCTATTGAGGCGGGTTTTGCAGTTGGTTCTGCTGTTGTAAGAGCTTCAGAGTTGCAGCATCCTGAAAAGTATCCATTGGTTGCAGGAGCTATTGAATCAGAAAGAAGAGCCATAGCTGAAAGATATAAATGCACACAAGAAAGGTCCTTATCTACATTGGCACGCATTAGAGATAAAGCGTCTGAGTCTGGGAATTGGAATGCTGCCGTAGCTGCTGAGACTCGCCGTGGACAGATTGCTGGTTTGTATGTTGATAAGAAAGAGATCCTTACAGGCACTATAGATTCGATGTCAAGAGATGAGGTAGAACAGAAGATTCAGGACTTGAAGAAACAATATAGTATTGAAACTACGTTTGAGGAAATTAAAGAATTAGAAAATAAGTCTTGACTATAAAATAGAATGGGACTATAGGGTATATAAGACTGGTTTCTGATAATGAAAAGTTGCGATGCACTCAGTGCTATTAGTCAACGCTACAGGCTACCGGATGTAAAAACATACCTGTCCCAATGAATTAACATTGTGGGTATAAAATATGCCAGTCTTAAAAAAAAGGAGAAAGTATGTATTTAGTAATAGTAAGACCAGATAAATATAAATATGTTAAGCTACCTATGACAGCCGAATTGTTTTGGCGCAGGGTAGACAATTTAAAAAGAGCAATGATTACAGCAGAAGATTTAGAGTTTAGATTAATCTATTATTATCAGATGTTGGAACTGATGAAAGATGCACCATGACAAAGATTCTAATAACATTGTTGATTCTTGTTTCTTTATACAATTTTAAGATTCTTTTACTTTTATTTTTTATTGTTTATTTTTTTTTAATGTAGTGAAACCTGAAAGTAAATTTTGGAAACAAATAAAAGAAAACCTTTCAGACATTCATTGGACTAGACTAGAAAACAGGATAGGACAAGGTATACCAGATTGTTATGGAATTAAGGATGGTATTTCAGTTTGGTTGGAACTTAAAGTAATTCGCAGTAATAAGATTGTTCTTTCGCCTTTTCAAAAATCGTGGAATTTTAACCATAGTTTACAAGGAGGAAGAAACTTTATTATAGCCACGACCTTCCCTCAAAGCTTACTGTATATCTTCTCAGGAATCGTTGCTCCATCCATTGGCTCCATTGCCCATTGTCCTTCCCCCAATTGGCAAATAAACATGGACCGTGGCGCGGGCTGCTGGCAGCAGGTACAGAAGATCCTTCTCCATTCTCCATTGCCGAAGCCCAAAGCCCCACAACAGTAGTACCAAGAGGCCGGGCCCGCACACCAGGCAGCGTGTTCCTTTCTCCATCTCCATTGCCCATCACCAAAAACCTAGCGTAAGTATAGTAACTACCACGTCCCCCGCAGCTCAGTCTGCTGATGGTGATGGTCGTTTGCATTTCCATTGGCAGAAACCAAAGGGTTTCGAGGCACATTAGTTACCAGGAGCTGCACCTGCAGCCAGGAAGCTGAGATGGTAGATCTCCATTCCATTGCCCAAGTTCCACGACCCGTGGTACTACAGTAGTAGTTACAGGACTCAGGAGAGTTTCCTGCTGACGAAGATGGTGTTTGCAAAAGAATTTGCATTTACCTCTTGACTATCGAATAAGATGGGACTATATAAGTAACAGGGGCACTGAGGTTGGCTTGCGGTTGATCAGTAAGCCAACTATACCCCTTACGAGTCAGGAGCTGAGGAGAACCCACGGGCTTCCATAAGCAGATTCATAGAGGTGTTAAAACGGTTTACCTAGTGATATCCCACCTTTATCTGCCAGACGCCCTGACTCACCAACGGGGGTTGGTGATAACGTGTCCTAGCGGATAGACATCAACCCCATTAGAAAGGAACAACATGACAGAGACTGTAACAGTATTAAAGAAGGAGCCCACCTGCGCTGAGCTGGTGAAGCACATGTGGAAAGGAAGAAAGATGGATCTGGAAGACCCTGAGTACGAGGCATTGGGCTTTGATTACGTAGAACCGCATACATTCACCGACCAGGCCGAAGGATACTGGCGCTGGCAGTTCAGCTGGGGCGGGCCGAGCGACGAGCTCAGAGGCTACGTGAACGAGAACCGCGAACTACATCGCCTAGAATACTGGTACCTGGACTGGGGTGATGGTGCTAGCATTCAGGTGACTCAGGACGATGATGCGTGGGCCCAAATGCAGGAGATGATTGGCTAATGTTGTTGATACTCATTGTCCTTCTCTCCATACACCACCCCATTCTTGGCGCAGCAGCTCTGGCTGCCTGGATCCTGCTGCGCGGGTAGCATGCACTCCATCTCCATTTTCCATTGCTACTACCCTAGTGTAAGGTAAATATAATACACCGGTAACCTGCACAGGTACGGGCGTGGCACGGAAGTTCCTGTGGAAAAAAAAATAAAATAAACTATTGACTTCTAATGAAATGGGATTATATAAGACTTATTAACTAGAAAGACGAAAGGAAAATAAAATGTCAAAAGCTGTTAATATAATTGAAGTGCTAGAAAAGGCTTCACAAAGCCCCGCTAGTGTAAGTAAAAGAAATAAACAAGCTATCATAGACGCTTATGGTAGAGCTTTAACAATGCAAAAAGTCTTGGCTGACTTTGTTAAGGTCAATAGACAATTAATGATTGACTTGTCTATGAGTGAAAATGCAAACCTATTACATGGGAGGGATTACTCACTTCATGTTACACAAAAATTGGGTGCTAAAATTGACACACAATTGGTCAAGGAAAAACTTGGCGAGATTGCGTATCATCAATGCAAAGTGCCAACGCAATACAAACAAATACAAGCAATGCCTTTATCGGAAAGCACGATTTCGAGAAATAAGAAATCGACAATTGATGAGGTAGCAGACTTCAGAATTTCTGCATAGTACCGATAAATTGCCTATGTAGTTTAAAGGGCGACTTTGGTCGCCCTTTTTTACGTCCATTGTCCATTGCCCATTACTCATGCCTCAAGACTAATACTAATATAATAACACAGGTACAGCACGGGGGGAACAGTTCGGTTGTCAAGTAAAAAAGAAAAGTAAAAAAGAATTTGACTATAAAAAGAAATGGGAGTAAGAAGTTAATTAGAAAGGAGAAATCAAAATGCCGAATAATGATGACTACTTATCACGACAATTATCAGCAGTTAATAATGCCTTTGGTGTTCAAGCAGTTGATAATAATAATCAAGTTCAGCCAACCCATGTTGACGGATTAGATTATAAAGCTTTATATAAAGTTTTAGAAAGTGAAGTTGAAACTATTATCCTTGACCCTAACGCCCCACAGTACGTTAATGAATGGGGTAATAGAGTTAAACAAAAACTTTTTGAGATAGTTCAACGACAATCAAACCGATAACCTAATTCCAATTGGATCGGCGAGGGGGCATAAGCCCCCTTTTTTATTTCTAATCACCAGCATCACCACGAAGGTCAGCTTCGCAGCAGCTTCGCAGCAGCAGGTACTCACCTGAATACAGTCTTCTACAACATCTAGGTACTTACAAACAATCTGAAACTATATCTGGTGTCAATTGACACCCCTACACACCCATTTTGCCCGTCGTGGTGTGAACTAACACTAAAGGTAAGGTTTTACACAAACATAGAGTATGATATAACTTTTTTATGAATAATTCTAAAATCCCAACGGATTTGCTCAAGTACGAATTAAGAAATTTACAAATAAAAGTTGCTCAGGAGTCCCGTTCCTCCTATTTAACTTTTGTAAAAAAAGTTTGGCCAGACTTTATTGCAGGTAATCATCACAAAATATTTGCAAAAAAACTAGAAGATGTTTCACGTGGAAAGATAAAAAGATTAATTGTAAATATGCCACCAAGACATACAAAGTCAGAGTTTGCATCTAATTTATTTCCTGCGTGGATGATGGGTAGGAATCCTAAACTAAAAATTATACAAACTACACACACAGCAGAACTGTCTTATAACTTTGGTAGAAAGGTTCGTAACCTGTTTGATCAACAAGAATTTAAAGATGTTTTTCCTGAAGTTAATTTATCACAAGATTCTAAAGCAGCAGGTAGATTTACTACCAATAAAGGTGGCGAATACTTTGCAGCAGGGGTCGGTGGTGCGATAACAGGGCGTGGTGCTGATTTGTTAATCATTGATGATCCTCATTCCGAGCAAGATGCTCTTTCACAAACAGCCATGGACAACGCATACGAATGGTACACCTCTGGTCCTAGACAACGTTTACAACCAGGCGGTTCAATTGTTATTGTCATGACGCGGTGGTCTACAAAGGATCTTACGGGGAAATTATTAGCAGCACAAACAAACGAAAATGCTGATCAGTGGGACGTGGTTGAGTTTCCGGCTGTCTTGAATGATAAACCAATGTGGCCTGAGTTTTGGAACATAAATGAATTAAATGGGGTAAAAGCATCATTATCCGAACAAAAGTGGCAAGCACAATGGATGCAACAACCAACATCAGAAGAAGGTAGTATTATCAAACGTGATTGGTGGAAAGTGTGGCCAAAAGAAGACATTCCTGATTTGATGCATGTTATACAAAGTTATGACACAGCGTTTAGTAAAAAGGAGACAGCTGACTTTAGTGCCATAACAACGTGGGGCGTCTTTAAACCCGTGGAACACGGACCATTTCACATTATTCTTTTAGGTATGCGTAAAGGTAGATGGGATTTTCCTGAATTAAAAGAGATTGCGTTAGAAGAATATCAATACTGGGAACCAGAAACAATCTTGATTGAAGCTAAAGCTTCTGGTATGCCCTTAACACAGGAGCTACGTCAAGTAGGAATTCCTGTAGTTACTTATACGCCTAGTAAAGGCAATGATAAGCACGTTCGTGTTAACTCCGTAGCTCCTTTATTTGAATCAGGGCAAGTATGGTGTACCGAGGATCGCTGGGCAGAAGAAGTTATTGAAGAATGCGCTGCTTTCCCTTATGGTGATCATGACGATTTAGTCGATTCAACAACACAAGCGTTGTTGCGTTTCAGGCAAGGAAACTTCATACAATTAGAGTCAGATTATAAAGATGATAATTTGGGGATAATTGAACAAAGGCAGTATTATTAATGGATCAATACGAAGACATAGATATTTTTGAAATTGACGAGGCGTTACCACCATCAAAAGATGTAGTGGATATGGATTCAGGTTTTGACAAATTAGGCAGATTTATGACCACGCCAGGAAATCTTCCCTATCCTAAATTTCTTAGCCCTATGTATAAAGTTATAGCGCAAGGAACCGATAAAGTTTATGATTTTAGTGAACGGCTCAAGGAACTCGGCCCAATAAAAAGACAGATGTTACCAGGTGGCAACATTGCTTACGTAATTGGTCAATATGGTGTTGGAGAAAATATTCCAAGAACTTTTGCAAAAATGGAATTAGGTGAGCCTATTACACCTCTTGAGGGATTAGAAGCTACTCTTCTAGGTTTAGATTTAACTGGTGTGTATGTAGGTGGAAAAGTATTAGCTAAAGGAGCCTATAATAATATTATAAAAATGTTATCGAAAAAAGGTGTGTCAGAGGAGGCTGCCGCTAGTCTTGCAACAAAAGCAGTTGTAGCAAATCCTAAATTAATTGATGAGTATGCTGGTGCAAAAGATGTTGAAGAGTTATCCGATGAAGCAAAAGACAAACTCGGCGTAGGAGCTAGTTTAACTCCTAAGCAAGTTAAAGATATTGCTAATAAAACAATGGAAGAAAAAGGATATACGGATATTTATGGGCAACCAGAAAGTGTCTCATTAGCTTCTGATTTCTATTCTCCTGGTAATAAAATTTTACAAGAGCGTTCTGAATATATGGAAACTGTAACACCTATTTATGAACGAATTATGCAAGTATCAAAACAACAAGGTAAAGGTAAAGGACTAGGAACACTTGAGGGGGAAAAGTATGGTAACAAAGAATTTGTAAAATACCAAGTAGGTGATTATGATGAGGCAACTAATGTTATTAATTCTTTACCGGAATTTAAAATTGGACCAGATGCAACAGAAGAACAGTTTAATGCTGCAGGTAAAATATACGCACAGATAGTAAATGGTAATGATGATGTTTTAAAAATAGCTTTAAATAATTTTTATGATACTGGAACATATGGAACAACAGGATATAAAGTTAGAAAAGCGGCCCTTTCGGATATTAATGATGCAAAAGCTTGGACTCAATTTGGTCAACAACATCCTTTAAGAAAAGGTAATTCTTTAAATAAAGCCAAGAGATTAAATAAAGCAATTAAATTAATAGAGGATTACAAAAAAAATAATCCAAACTCTAGTGGCATAGAAATAAATTTTAAAAAATTAGAAGAAATACTAGGAGACCACGAGGAATACGCAGCTGTGTTTAGAGAGGCTACTCCAGAATCTTTAGATAAAATAAAAAAATCAAAAGCAAAAACTTTTCCAAATATGACCGATGATGAGGCTAAAAGTTTGTATGTTCAACAAAAATATCAAGGAGAATTTAACGCTTTACAAAAATATTTGAATGATACTGATATGCCTTTAGCTAGAGCTTTTTCATTAAGAAAAGGTGCAAAAGGATCAGATAAAAGAGTAAAACTTAATTTGAATCCGACTCAACAAGCAAACTTCGTTGCAAAAAGAAATGAAATAAATCAGGCTATAGATAATATACAAGACGTTCCAATCAGGGGTGAGGTTGCAAAAGATTGGCTTAGAATGACAACGGAAAGAATGAGAGCTAATTATATGAACGAAGCTCAAATAATGAATCAAGTTAAAAACATAGATGCAAATAAATTAGCAGAGCTTTTATTAAAAAGAGAAAAAGCAAACATGCAAGCGCAAAATTTTGCAGATGAGTACGAAGATATTGCTAAAGTATTTGATGGTGATTTTAATCCTGCAGCTCTTGAATTTCAATTAGGACATATTAAAGCTTTAGAAGATAGTATTAATACTTCTCTTGATATGGAAAATCTAATGGTAATAAGTAAAGAAGCAAATCTTTTAGATAACGAAGTAAGAAACTACGTAAAAACAAAAATTAATCAAATTGATGAACAAATGTCAAAAGGACTTACTCGTGATAGTTTTTCTAAAGTAAACTCACTAATAGATGATTTAAAACAAATTGATGAAATAGCTAAAGAAGAAGGTGTTTTAACTAACATTAAAGGACAAACCTTTGGAGATGAAACTTTAAAAGAATCAGAAAGTATTTTTTCTGGAGATGAGGGTCTTTTTATGGCACAAGGTGGTATGGCTAAAAATTTTTCTTATGGTGGAGGTGTAACCGAGGATTTAGATATTTTTGAAGCACAAGAGGATTCTTTTCCAGAAGGTTCGTATCAAACAGCCAATCTTATGGTACCTTTCTTTAAACTGTTTGGTAAAGCACCACCTCATACAACAGCACCTATACCAACACCAAAAGAAAAATTAGTAAATCCTACAAAAAAACAAAAAGAAAGTTTGGAATCAGAAACTATAAAAAGATCTACAGAGGATGTATTTGATCCAACCCCAAATGATAGTCTTGGAATTGCTATTGAAAAACCTATTACTGCCACACCAATAACTAAACAACCAATGACATCAGTATTTTATTCTGATGTAGACAGATTGTTATCACGACCTGACACGCCTAAGACTTTTAATTCTAAACAAGAATTTTTTGATTTCTTAAATAAAAATAATATTCGTAAATCAGAATCAACTGATTACCGTATTCCTCAAATACTAAAACTATTTGGAGATAATGATCCAATAGATACTGCCACAATTTTGACACAAGTCAGAACAGCTCCGATCAGCGGTATGCGTGTACATGCAACAGGGCAGGGGTCCGATATTATTAATCCTAATGGCGCGTCAAGCACACGTTACACAGGGTACGCAGAAAATGGTTTTATCGAAGGTAGTCAACGAGAAAGAATATTGTACATGAACCGTGATAAATTACCAGGAGACTCGGGAGATTATCCACAGTCAATGTTTGGTGGAGAAAATATAACTCGTCATGACTTTGGCATACCAAATGAAGACAATACTTACATTGTTGGTTGGACGCGGCTCACGGATCGCTATGGTTATGTCCCGCCTAAAGTTGCAGGACCTGAAACACAAATAAATTTTAAAGAGACAACTAAAGAATTAAATAAAAATGAAAGAAGTTTGAAAGGTCTTTATGCAGAAGCACAAAGTAAAATACAAAGATTAGCAGGTCAACGAGGAATGAACCAAGCAGACATTGATGAAATTATGGATGATTTTGGTACCACTGATGCTGTTCAAATGAGTGTTATAAATAAATATGCTGATCAATTGAATGAAGTAAGCCCTGGTCTTGTTGATCAGATGGATGAGCTTATTGTAAGGAATAGAGATTTACAAGAACAAATTACTAAAGCATCGGGCGTTGATCCGAGCGGCGTGGTTCGTGTCACGTTTGCCGATGAGATACAATCAGATATTCTGCAGGCAGCAGCCATGCGTAAACAACAACTGGCCGCGGCCCTTCGCAAGATACAAGAAGAGGGAAAAGAATCAACAAACTTACAAGGTCTTAACCGTGTATCAGAGGCAGCTCTTAATTTCTTTGAAGAAAATAAATCAGTCTTCAGACCATTAGAGAAATCGCCTGAAGAAATGAAATTGTTAAATAAACAAATGCTAAAACTAGATGAAGAGGTAGACAATCTTGTTAACAAATATATTGCAACACGTGAGCTTGATGATGCAGAGCTAGCTAGACTTGGAACATTATTGAATGATAATATTGACAAGATGTTAAATGAAGTAATGACAATTGATGGGGCTACAATGTCAGGACTGTTTCCTGATCTGCCATTAAAGAACAGAGAAGAGTGGGCAGATGCTTTAATTAAAAAAGATTTATATGAACTAGCGTACAGAAAGTTTGTATTAAAAGATCCAAATGCATCAGATTACTACGCAACATCCACTTCTCAACCTGTTATTAAAAGATATAATTTTGAAGGTAATGCTGCAACATCAAAAGAATTACGTGACATTGATAAACAAGAACGTTTTGACTTATTTAAAAGAACTGGAGAATTTAGAAGTTCTAAATACAAAGGTATTGGAATGGACGAGTTTTATGGTGGGCCTAATGCGGTTGATGAAAAGGGTAAACACTATACTTCTACCATAGAGAAAATTTTAAAGAAGCAGGCAAAAGAAAATAATTCTGAAATGATTACCATGCCTGTACAGGTAAAAAAAGGATCTAAGTCTCAATATCAAGTTACTGATCAAAATGGCAATATGGTAGCTACATTAACAAATGAAGATCAAGCTAGAGAATTAATGCGAACAAATCCAAATTACCAGATTAAGCCTATTTCTATTCCTGATAAAAAATCAATGGAGCCAGTTTTCGCTATCAAGATTACCGAAGAAATGTTAGAATCATTTGCGACACATAAAGCCAAAGGTGGACTTGTGTCTAATATTGATATATTTGAGGTAGCATAATGGCAGTTGAAAGACCAGTAGGAGAACCAAACACCGACATTGAAGTAGAAGGAGTTACAATTGAAACTCCAGATATGGAGGTAGAAGCAGTTGAAATGCAAGAAGATGGATCTGCTATTATAAATCCAGAACAAGAAATGATGGATGTACAGTTTGATTCTAATTTAGCAGAATACATTGAAGATGATGAATTAGGTAAAATATCTAGCACACTTATTGATGATTACAAAAATGACAAGACGTCTCGAGATGATTGGTATGAATCATATCGTAAAGGTTTAGATTTATTAGGGTTTAAATATCAAGAAAGAACACAACCATTTACAGGAGCAAGCGGTGTTACACACCCTTTGCTATCTGAATCTGTTACCCAATTTCAAGCGCAAGCTTATAAAGAATTACTACCTTCAGGAGGGCCTGTAAGAACACAAATTATAGGAACACCTGATACAGAAAAAGAACAACAAGCTGAGAGAGTTCGTGATTTTATGAACTATCAGATTATGCATGTGATGGAAGAGTTTGATCCTGAACTTGATCAAATGCTTTTTTACTTACCTTTAACAGGTTCTACTTTTAAGAAAATTTATTTTGACGCAACACTTGGTAGAGCAGTATCTAAATTTATTCCTGCAGATGATTTAATCGTTCCTTATCTTTCTACTGATCTACTATCCGCAGAAAGAGTTACCCATGTTCTTCGTCGAACAGAAAATGAAATTAAAAAAATGCAAGTTATTGGTATGTATCGTAATATTGATATACAACCTTTCTACGAAGACTCACGTATTCAAGAAACAAAAAACAAAATAGAGGGAACTCAAAATACTAATTACAATAATGATAATTATACGTTATTAGAAATACATTGTGATTTAGATCTTCCTGGTTTTGAAAATCAAGATGGAATAAAACTTCCATACATTATTACAATTGATGAAGGGTCAGGAAAGGTTTTATCTATTTATAGAAACTATGCAGAAAACGATTCTTTTTATAAAAAGAAACAATATTTTGTACATTATAAGTTTTTACCTGGGCTTGGCTTTTATGGCTTTGGTCTTATCCACATGCTCGGGGGCCTCTCCAGAACTGCAACGGCAGCACTTAGACAACTTATTGATGCAGGTACGTTGTCCAATCTCCCTGCAGGTTTTAAAGCTAGAGGGTTGCGAGTTAAAGACGATGATACTCCCCTCCAACCAGGAGAGTTCAGGGATGTAGATGCACCTAGTGGGGATTTACGAGCGGGGTTAATGCCTTTACCTTACAAAGAACCAAGTGCTACTTTATTTCAATTATTAGGATTTGTTGTTCAAGCAGGTCAACGTTTTGCCACTATAGCTGATCAAAAAATTGGTGATAGTGTAGCAGCAAATGCTCCTGTTGGAACTACTATGGCTCTTATGGAAAGAGGCTCTAGAGTTATGAGTGCCATTCATAAAAGATGTCACTATGCACAGAAAATTGAATTTCAATTATTAGCTCAAGTATTTAAAGAATTTACAGAACCTTTTTATCCATATGATGTAGGACAGGATGTTGTTCCTAGCGTGAAGTCGACAGACTTTGATGATCGTGTTGATATTATGCCTGTTTCTGATCCAAACATTTTTTCTATGTCTCAACGTGTTACGTTGGCACAAACACAATTACAATTAGCACAAACAAATCCTGAAATGCATAACTTATACGAAGCGTATAAAAGAATGTATCAAGCTTTAGGTGTTACAGATATTCAAGCTATTTTACCTGTTCCTCAAACACCTTCTCCAAAAGATCCTGCAATTGAAAATGCTAATGGTTTATCTATGATGACTCTTACAGCATTTAGAGGACAAGATCATCAAGCACACATTAGTGCACATAGAACTACGATGTCTTCTCTTTTAGTAAAAGGAAATCCTCAAGTAATGACAATTTTTCAAACTCATATTCTTGAACATGTGTCTATGTTGGCACGAGAAGAGATTGAAGCAGCAAATGCTGAAGCAATACAGCAAGAAGCAGCAAAATATGGTGGTGAATTACCTCCAGAACTACAACAACAATTTCAACAAGTAATAGAAACACAAGTTGCAGCAAAAATTGATGAATATTTGGAAGAAATGTTCTTAGATGAGTTAAAAATAACACAAGATCAAGGTCAAGATCCGTTGGTCGCGCTTAAAGAACAAGAAATACAGCTCAAAGCAAGAGATATTCAACGAAAAGAGCAAAATGATCAAGGAAGATTAAGCATTGATCAACAAAAATTACAGCAAACAGCTGAAATAGCTGAAGATCGTATACAATCTCAAGAAGATATAGCTCAATTAAGAGCTAATGTTAACTTAACTAAGCAAAAAGAGATAGAAAAGAGTAAAAAAGATCCAAGAAAAGTGGATGTACAGAAGGATATAAGATTTGATAATTAAAAATGAAGTATTATCAGAAGCTGAAATTAGACTTCAAGAATTATTTTCAAATTTGTTGGAATATGTAGAAAAGACTTCCCAAAATAATCAAGATAGTATACTCTTGGCTGGTGCTATGATGGGTGTAGCACAAATGCTATTGTATGAGAGATTAGTTCCTGTAGAAGCAGATAAATTAATGGACCATCACACAGCAGACTTTGTTGCGTTAATTAAACCAACGATACATTAGGAGTGTAAGGAGAAAATATGTCACTTAATAATCCAAAACCAAAATACATAAATGGTTCACTATATCCAAATGCAAAAATGACTGTTTCTAATGACATGAATCCTTATGCAGGAAAAAATGTTAATAAAACAGCAATTGCAGATGTTTATTCAGCTACAATGGAAGGACCTAAAGTTAAACAAAACTTAGGAGCTGGACCAAAAGGACAAAGAAGTAAAGTACAAATTAAAAAAGTACCATTCAAAGGTTTATTTTAATAATAAAATAAGGTAAATTATTTTTTTTAATAAAGGAGGTTTTATGAATTTATTAAAAGATCTATGGGGCCACATTAAAGAATGGTCGGACTGGAAAATGAAGGACTGGATAAAAGCCGCTATTGTGGCTATTATAGTTCTTTGGGTTATTAGCTGGATGACAGGCGGAGCTGCCTAGACTATGGTCTGGCAACTTTTAGCAAAACCCTTACTCGGCGTAGCCGCAGATACTGTCCGTGGCTTCGTCGAGACCAAAAAAGCGAAAGCAGAATTAAAAGTTCAAGAAATTAAAGCCGCTACTAAGTTGAAGGAAGACCAGATTGCCGGGAAAGTGAAGTGGGAAGCATCAGCCGTAGATCAAATGAAAGGGTCGTGGAAAGACGAACTCATTTTAATTTGCCTACTTGCTCCAGCGACACTCGTATTTTTTCCAGGAATGACTGTACACATAGAAGCAGGATTTGTTGCCTTGCAACAGCTGCCGGATTATTATAAACATTTATTATATATTGCCTGCTCAGCTAGCTTCGGCATTAAGGCCGGAAAAGGTGCAATGGGTTTAATTAAAAAAAAATAGGAGACAATTATGGCTAATACAAAACGAATGAATAGACTAGAGGAATTAGGTAGAGTTGATTCCGAAAAAGCTTACACTAAAAAAGGTAAAAAAAATTTAAAAGCAGAAAAGAAAAGAATTGTAAAAGAAGTTTCAAAGAAATACCGTGGTGGTAGCATGGGTGGAGGAATGAATCCAATGGGATATTCTCCAGATCCAACTGTAAAAAGTATTACAGGTTATAATCCCACAATGAGAAAAAGAGGTGGATCTATTAAAAGACGTGGCGGAGGAATTGCAAAACGTGGAATGGGAATAGCTAAATGAAGAAAAAAATGAAAGATTTAAGTGGAGACGGTAAAATAACTAAAAAAGATGTTCTGATAGGTAGAGGAGTTATTGCAAGAAAAAAAGGTGGAATGGCAAAAAGTTCAGCACAAACTTCTGTTATTAAAGGAGCAAGTGTAGGAGGTTCTAGAGAAGGATCAACTATTCCAGGACCAAGAGCAAAAGGTTCTAGAGAAGGTTCTGTTATTAAAGCAAATAAAGGAACTCATGTAACTAAAGATGGAAGGACTGTTAAAAAGGGACTTTATTACAACATGAATAAACGCCGCAAAGCAGGCACTAGTCGACCGGGTAAAGGCACTGTTTCTGCAAAAGCTTTAAAACAATCAGCTAAAACTGCCTTTAAACCTAAAAAGAAAAGTTAATGCCTTTTCGCTCTAAAAAACAAAGAGCATACCTTTATGCAAATGAACCTGAAGTTGCTAAAAGTTGGGCAAAAAAACATGGAAATAAGATTGTAAAAAAGAACATGGGAGGGTATATAGAAGTTAAACCCAAAGGGTTTGGCAGAATGTTAAAAAATAAAAGACCTACTACAAAAATATACACATGAGAAAAATCTAACTTATCATGATAAATATGGGAAAACTTTTAGCTTCAGTAAAGAAGCATGAAGGTTATAGAAACAAGGTGTATCTGGATACCTTAGGCAAGAGAACCGTGGGCGTCGGGCATTTATGCGTTGAAGACTTTTGGGAAGACGATAAAGAATACGAAGAAAAGTTTCTTATGACTATATTAGAACATGATTTACAATCCGCTATAAAAGGTGCAGAAGATCTTATGGATAACTGTCCTTCTGGTGGTAAAGCAAACATCAGTGATGATGCAAAAATAATAATTATAGAAATGGTATTTCAGCTTGGAAAATCTGGGGTCTCAAAGTTTCGTAATATGTGGAAGGCCCTTCAACAGGAACCTCCTCAGTATGACGTTGCGAGTGTTGAGATGCTCGATAGTCGTTGGGCAAAACAAACCCCCAACAGAGCCCAAAGCATGGCTGATCAAATGAAGGCATGCGGTTAGAGAATTTTTTTACATATTACAAAAAAGAATTAATTGCTAGACAAACTGCTGTAGAACAAGCTATATTGCAAGGCGTTCCAAATTGGGACGAATATAAGTATTTAACGGGAAAGTTACATGCTTTAAAACAAGAAGTACAGGAACTCACGGACCTGCTAAAGAAAACGGAGCTAGAAGATGAATAAGCCAGCAAGTAAACTAATTATGCCAAAACATATTTGGGATGGTAAAAAGAAAGAGAAACAAAAGAAAGACATAGAGAAAGTACCTCAACCAACAGGATACCGTCTTGTTTTATTTCCTTTAAAATTAGAAGGTAAAACAGCAGGTGGCGTTCTTCTTACAGATACAGCTATTGAACAAGCTTCGATTGCTACTAATATTTGTAAAGTTATCGCCGTAGGACCTGATGCTTATCAAGACAAAAATAAATTTCCTAATGGACCATGGTGCAAAAAAGACGATTGGATTATCATTACAAAATATGCTGGAGCTAGACTTAGCATTGATGGTGGTGAACTTCGCATAATCAACGACGATGAAGTACTGGCAGTTGTCGAAGATCCAAGAGATATATTGCCAGCTAATTTAATGTAACATGGAGAATTCTATGCAAGAAGTACAAACAAATAAAGCAGAAAAAATGGTTCCAATAGATACGTCAGGAGAAGCAGTAGATATAGAACTTAAAGAAGATAAAGTTGATGCTGTTAAAGAAAGTTCAACAGAAACACCTGTTGTAGAAGTTCAAGAAGAAACAACAAAAACACCTGTTGTAGAAACAAAAGAAGAAGAACTAGAAGAATATAGCACTGGTGTAAAAAAACGTATTGATAAACTAACAAAGAAAATGCGTGAAGCTGAAAGACGTGAACAAGCAGCAATTGAATACGCAAAAAAAATACAACTAGAAAATAAAAATTTAAAATCTTTTTCAACTGTAACATCTAAAGAAAGAATTGCCTCTGATGAAGAACGTTTAACGTCTAACGAAAGTTTATTAAAAGCTTCTCTTCAACAAGCAGTAGAAAATAGTGATGTTGAAAAACAAGTTCTTGCTCAACAAGAATTAGCAAAACTAGCTATTGAACAAGAAAGATTAAAAATAAGAAAACAAAAACAAGCTCAAGCTGATGCTACAAAAGAAGAACCTGAAAATGCACAACCTTGGGCACCTCAAGAGGCACAACAACAAAAACAAGCTGAACCTGATCCTAAAGCTCAAGAATGGGCAGAAAAGAATAAATGGTTTGGCAATGATAAACCTATGACCTATACTGCAATGTCTTTTCATGACGAAATAGTATCAGAAGGGTTTGACGTAAGCTCAGATGAGTATTATAATGAAATAGATAAACGTATACGTAAAGAGTTTCCCCATAAATTTTCGGATGGAGGGGAGGTTAGCAGACCAAAGCAAAAAGTTGCTTCTGCTGTAAGAACATCGTCCACTGGACGCCGCACTGTGAGACTCACACCTTCACAGGTAGCTATTGCAAAAAAACTTGGTGTGCCGCTCGAAGAGTACGCAAAACACGTGAAGGAGGCGTAATATGACTACAAACAGTAAACAAAAAACCTCACGCAAATTAGAGACCCGTGAACAAGAAACTCGTAAAAAAGGTTGGGTTCCACCATCTAATTTAGATGCCCCTGAACCACCAGAAGGTTTTCACCATCGGTGGGTAAGATTTGAGTATAGAGGTACGCAAGATGATAAAAATGTAACAGCTAGACTTAGATCGGGATATGAACCTGTGAGAGCAGAGGAATATCCAGACAGGTTAGATTTACCTCATTTAACTGAGGGAAAATTTAAAGGTGTCATTGCAGTAGGTGGATTAATGTTGATGAGATGTCCGTTGGAAATTAAAGAATCTAGAGATGAATATTTCGCTAAGATGACTAATGACCAGCAAAAATCAGTTGACAACGATCTTATGAGGGAAGAGCACCCCTCCATGCCAATTTCTCAGGAAAGGCAGTCTCGGGTAGAATTTGGTGGCAACAAAAAATCTTAATGAGTAAGATCTATGTTCCACTATATTGTCTAAAGGAGACAAATTATGGCTAATATAGATGCAGCATTCGGTCTTCGTCCTTACGAAAGAACCGGATCAAACTATAACAACCAAGGCGTTAATGCGTATCCTATTAACTTCGACGGCGCGAGTTCAGGTACTACCAGTTTGATTTGGACTGGTACTCCAGTTATACCTCTGGCTAGCGGATTAATAGATGTACCTGGCGCTGCGGCAGGCGGTACAGTTCCTTTGTTAGGCGTTTTCATGGGTTGTAAGTATATTGCAACTGATGGAACTCCAACGTGGGCACCATACTGGCCTGGTTATGCGGCGGTTAAAGCCGAAACTGAAGCTATTGCATATGTAGCAGATAATCCTGACGCATTATTCGTTATTAATTGTAACGGAGCAATGGGTGATGCAAATCTGTTTATTAATGCTAACTTCGCAACAGCAATTACTGGAAACAATACAACTGGTTACTCAAAAGGAGAACTAGATGTAGCAACAGTTAATACTACTGCTTCATTAAATATGAAGGTTGTAGGATTTGATGATGAAGCTTCAGTAGCAGAAGGTGCAGTTGATAAAACTGCAGCAGGTCGATTAGCGATCGTAAAACTTAACGTTCATTATATGGACTCAACATCAGGAATATAGGAGATTAGGATATGGCTATTAATAGAGCACAGCTTGCCAAAGAACTAGAACCTGGTTTGAACGCCCTGTTCGGTTTGGAGTACGCACGCTACGAAAACGAAGCAGCTCAAATTTTTGAGCAAGAAACAAGTGACAGAGCTTTTGAAGAAGAAGTTATGTTAGTTGGATTCGGACAAGCAAATGTAAAAGCAGAGGGAGCAGCAGTTGGTTTTGATACCGCTTCTGAATCTTTCACTGCTAGATACACTCATGACACAATTGCACTAGCATTTGCGTTAACTGAAGAAGCAGTCGAAGACAACTTGTATGACAGTCTTTCAGCTCGTTACACAAAAGCCCTAGCAAGATCTATGGCTTACACGAAACAAGTAAGAGGCGCTAACGTATTAAATAATGCGTTTGCAGTCACTGGTGGAGACGGAGTTACTTTAGCTAACACTGCTCACCCAACAGCACTTGGTGGTAACTTCTCAAACAGAAGTGCTACTGACGCTGACCTTACTGATGTTTCATTAGAACAAGCGATGATTGATATTGCTGGTTTTATCGACGAAAGAGGCTTAAAAGTTGCAATGAAAGGACAGAAATTAATTATTCCTGTTAACATTCAATTTGTAGCTGACAGAATCTTAGAGTCTACTCTAAGAGTCGGTACTGCTGACAACGACATTAACGCTCTGAAAAATATGGGTATGCTACCAGGTGGTTACACAGTTAACCATTATCTAACAGATACGGATGCATATTTCATTAAAACAGATTGTCCTAATGGATTTAAACACTTCACAAGAGCTGCCCTTGCTACTGGCATGGAAGGCGATTTTGATACAGGAAACATGAGATACAAAGCAAGAGAGAGATACAGCTTTGGTTACTCAGATCCTAGATGTGTTTACGCGTCACAAGGTTCGTAAAAAATACTGGATCCTCCCAGATCAAAGAAGGCGCTTGTAAGAGCGCCTTTTTTGTTTTAAAATAGAATTTACCCAAGACTTAACAGACAACTAAAAGGAGGTTGACATGGGCACAACTACTTTCTCCGGTCCAATTAAAGCCGGAACACTAAAAGAAACAACAGGAAGTACAGTCGGTACTGATGTTGCTAATACTGGATTTGTATTAATGGCACAATCTGCAAATATTGTTTATGCTGCAGATGGCACTACAACTACTATTGCCACTTTACCAGCAAACAGTCAAATCTTTCAAATCACTTTAGATGTAACTACTGCTTTTAATGCAGGTACAACTAATACAATTGATTTTGGAGATGGCACAACTGCTGATAAATATGCAGATGCATTAGCCGCTGGTTCTCTAGCAAGAGTTCTTGCTACTTCTGATGTTTCACAAATTACAAACTTAATTGATGTAGGTACTTCAGACGTTCAAGTCGTTGCTACTTATAATCAATCAGGTTCTGCAGCATCTGCAGGTGCAGCTACGGCTACTGTATTATATTTACAAAACAGAAATCTAAGCTAGAGGTTAATAATGTTTGGTATTAAAACAAAACAATTAACTGCAAGTGGACAAGTTACCACTAAAGTATCAGCAGGTGGTAACACTCTTAGTGCACCCGCTCGGGTGGTAGGATTAACTGTTCAATGTGGTGGAACTGAAGGCAGAGTTGATTTGATAGATGATGGTGCAAGTGGCACTGTGAAATTTACTCAAGTTACTCCTGCTATTGCTTCTGGAGAAGATGAGATTCTTCAAATTAATTTTCCTGAAATGGGATTAAAATTTGATACCGATCTCTATGTTTTCTTCAATCAAGCTACAAAAGTTAATGTAATTTATGGCTGATAAACAGCCACCAAAAACAAAAAAATATTTCCGCTCCACAAAGTCTGGAGCGGGAATGACTAAAGCTGGAGTAAAAAAATATCGTCGAGATAATCCTGGTTCAAAATTAAAAACAGCAGTTACTGGTAAAGTTAAACCAGGCTCAAAGTCTGCAAATCGACGCAAATCATATTGTGCCAGAAGTGCTGGTCAAATGAAAAAATTTCCTGGGGCAGCTAAAAATCCTAATTCTAGATTAAGACAAGCTAGGAAAAGATGGAAATGTTAAATGAGAATATTTTTTTTTATACTGTGTTTTGTTTTAGTTTTTAGTGCAATAAAGAGTGCTAATGGAGCAGATACAAACACTGTCAGTTCAACTGTAGTAACTAACAATACACCACCTACTGCTTCGGCACCATCGGTGGTGGTTAATAATTCAGATATATGTAAGACAGCAGTGGCAGGCGCCGTGCAGACCCAGATTTTAGGTATTAGTAGCGGGGTTACCGTCACTGATGAAAACTGTGAAAGAATAAAATTAGCAAGATCATTATACGCATCAGGCATGAAAGTTGCGAGTGTGTCAATTTTGTGTCAAGATTCTAGAGTATGGGATAGTATGGCTATGGCAGGTACTCCTTGTCCTTACATGGGTGCTATTGGAGAAGAAGCATCAAAAGGATGGCAAGAAAATCCTGATATGATTCCAGAAGGAAGTTTTGTATTAGCTAAAATGGAACAAGAAGAAAGAAAAATTAAAAAATCAGAAGGATTAACAGATGGGCAAAAGTTGGCTAAATTTATTTTATTTGGTATGGCTATGCATTCTGGCATCGTGGCCTTCTTCCCTTAGAGCAGAATGTCCTGTTACTGCAACAGGATTATGTACTCCAGGTGTTGAAGAGACAATTGTTATAGATGAAGTTGAAACAATTGAATATGAAGCTGATGGTTATACAGTTACAACAGATACTACCACTACAACTACAACAGTAACTACTACAAACCCAGATTCAGGGGACATTTTAGATGGTGATAATGATTATGTATCATCTAAATATGAAGGGGACATGGATATTGATTGGGGTGGACAAGGTCCAGCAAACATGCCCTCAGGCAACAGCTGCTATAATCTCGGAACAGATAAGTGTGCACAAATAACCGGATCGGGTAATTCAACATCAACAATGGGTGTATCTGGTATGGGAACAACATTTATTAATACAATAGATATATCCGAACTTGATATAGAAAATGGTGGTAGAACTAATTATTCTATAAAAGTTGATAAAAGAGATCCTCAAGATCGTATTTATATGCATATTACAGGGCGTAATGGTAATACAAATATATTTCAAGGCACTGACATCTTATCTGAATCTGGTGTAACCAGTGGTTATCAAGAATACACAGGTGGATTTGATTTTGCAGGAACAATTACAAAATTAATTGTAGAGGTAGGTGGAAGGGATGTGTCTCTTGCAATTGGACCGCTTTTTGATGATGTACAAATAAATGTACTTTACAATGTAATTTCTACAATAGTTACAGAACATATACTTAGTGTTGAAATGTGGGTATCTTATGGGGGTAGCACAGAAACAGAAGTAATAGATATAGTAGAAAATATATTTGAACATAATGACATAGTAATGCCTGACGCTCCAGGTGATGATATGTATTTTGAACCGGAGTTTGATGAACCAGATATGGAAATGTCTTATGACACTGTTGAAATGGAAATGGATTTTGAAATGGATTTTGAAATGCCAGATATGGAAATGGATTTTGAAATGCCAAATGTTGATATGGATGAAATGGAAGTAGCGGTTTTAGATATTGAAATGGAAATGGAATTAGAAATGCCTGATCTTGAAATGCCAGAACCAGAAATGGATATGCCTGACATGGAAGTATCAGAACCAGATATGGAGCCAGAAATAGAAACTAAACCTGAAATAGAAGAGGTTAAGGAAGAAGCTCAACCAGAGCCGGAGGAGGTACAAAATGAACCTATTAAAGAAGATATGGAAGAACCTCAAGAAGAGGTGGCTGAAGAGACAGAGAACGAAGAAAGCGTATCAGAGACTAAAACAAATGAGGATAAACCAGAGGATATGGAAGAAACAGAAGATAAGGGTGAAGCCGAAGAGAAACCTGTAAAAAAACCAGAATCTAAAAAAGAAAAAGCCGCAAAGAAAATAGTCAAGAAGATGGGGGATAAGGGTAGATATGACTCAACAAATCAGTTAAAAACATTAATTGTAATGCAGGTGTTGGGTGATACAAAAACCTTTTTTGACTCACAACAACAATTAAACGATAGGCAAGGATTTTTTACAGATTACATGATACCTGATACACAAATAGAAAATAACAATATTGCACAATATTTTTTATTTGGAGGTAGTGAAGGATTAATGAACGATATGATAATGCAACAATGGCAGACGGATTCGGAGTAGTTATGGCAGAAATGGAATTTGCGGGGCTTAAATTTAAAGGCGGAAAAATCTTCGTGGTTCTTACAGCATTAACTACTTTAGGTGGTGGTTTATGGGGTGGTTTTGAATTTTATAAAGACTACCTTAACATGAAAGAACAAATACAGAATTATGTAGCTCCAGATTTATCTGAGTTTGATAAAAACATTGCACTGACAAAAGAAGAAATGTCAAGCAAGACAGAATTACTTCAAACCGAGATTGAGATGTTAATGGGTGAAATGGAAATGATGATGCAAGAAATAAGACTGGTGTCTGATGTAGCCAATGAACTTAAAAACGATTTACGTCAAGATGTGCGCAGAGTAGAGTCAATTGTTAATGATGTAGAACAACAAGTAAAAGAAGATTCTAGAGATAACGCAAAAGATCTTAAAACTACTATTGATACACTTGAAGATGATATGAAAAAATTAGAAGAAAAAATAAAACAAGCACAAAAGGAGCTAGAGGAAAAGATAGATAAGCGAATTAAAAGAGCGTTAGAAAATCCTCTTGGTGGATAATGGTGAACAAACAATACAAATGGTTTCAAACAAAACGCAATAGAGCTATGAAAAAAAATAACCCTATTGCGAAAGAACTATATACTTCTCAATATAAACCAAAAGTTGTAGAGAGTAAAAAAATATATAACAGAAAGGGTACAAATGAAAATATCAGATAACACAGCGATAAGTATGCCTGTTAGAAATCTGTTAGGCCTGATCGCAGCCATATCACTTGGTATATTTGCCTACAGCGATTTGACTCAAAGAATTACGGAACTTGAGACTGCAAGACAATTAATGGAAGCTGACTTGTTAAAAAAAGCTGAGCAAACGCCTGTGGATATGGAGCAGTCAATGATTTTGGAATGGCTAGGCACAAAAAATGCTACAATGGAAGCAGAACTTGAGTCGATGATGCATAATAAAGTAAACATCGAGTTCCTAAAAGAGCAGGTAACACAGATGCAAAAAGACGTAGAATTGTTAAAGGACAAGGTTAGACAGAACGGAGTACCACAATGAAAATTGTTGCAGTAATAATTTTATTTGTATTTGGAAATATGAATGACCAAGAAACACAAATGACACAATATATTCCAATGGCTAATGCAGGTGAATGTCTATACGAAAAACGAATGTTAAAGAAAAATAAAGACTTCCCTAAAGATGCTTTTTGTGGTCCTGCTTATGTAGAAATAAGTGAGGATGGAGAAGTGTTAAAATTATATAATGAAATACCAGACGGAGCTACATTGGTTAATGAAAAAATAACTAAAGAAGCTATGAAAGCGTGGACACTTAAAGCAAAGGAAAAATGGAACCAGTAACCATAGCATATATTTGTTTTGCTGCTTTGTGGGTTGCAGGTGCAATAACTTATTTATAATTTATGGCTAAAACAACTTCTAACGAATATTTTACACCAATTAAAAAAAGAACAAGTATAGGACATTCAAGTAGATCACGACCTAAAAACAAAAGAAAGAGATTGACATGGAAAAAATACAACCGTCAAGGCAAGACATAATAGAGGACGTTAGACTCTGGTCTAAAAACTTTTTAGAGGTATCTAATGTACATTTAGGTGGTGTTCCCGCATGTCCTTTTGCTAAAAAAGCATGGGCTGATAATAAAGTTTGGATTGTGATTAAAACTAAATATAGCACCTATAAAAAAGAATTAAATAATTGTTTAAAAAACTTAGATTTTACTAAAAAAGAAATATTAATATTTTGTGATCCTTATTACAGCTATTCTCCTGATGAACTGCATTTAGCCACAGAAGACTATAATGAATGGTATAACAGAAAAGACATATATTTTATGAGTTTTCACCCATCTAATCCAGCTACTGAATCTGAACAACAATTTCTTGTATCCCCTACTAAAAACACAGCAATACACGAGTCATATCCTGAACATAAATATTCTATGATGCTCGTACAAAAGTTCTCGCAATTACAGCAAGCTTCTGATAAATTGCATAAACAAGGCTATTATAAGTTATGGCCTGACGAGTACTATCAAGACGTTGTGGTATCTCGTGCTAATAAGTATAAAAAGATCAATGGAGGTCTATCATGATGGGCAAGAAAAAAATAGCAAAGAAAAGAGGCGGCGGCAGTATGGTTAAGAAAAAAGCTGGCGGCGCGATTAATCAACATAAAAGAATGGCGATGGGATTAAAAGACGGTGGTCCAGTTGGCAAAAAACAACAAGGCTACAAAGATAGAAAAGATGAATCTATCGCTATGAGAATTAAAAAGAAAAGAACACCAGCTCAGTTAAAAGCGAGCCGTGATGAGTCTTACGGTAAGTTTGGTAAAGGAACTGGTAAAGGTAAAATAAATAAACGTGGTGGCGGCATAGCTAAACGTGGCATGGGTATTGCTAAGTAGTAAATGCCAACATACTCTTCCACAGCAAATTTTGACCTTCAAATTGATACTTTAGTTGAAGAGGCTTACGAACGTTGCGGTTTACAAGATAGATCTGGTTATCATCTAAAAACCGCAAAACGTTCTTTAAACCTCATGATAGCTGAGTGGGCAAATAGAGGTCTAAATCTTTGGACAATAACTGAAAGGTCTGCAACAGTTGCAGCAGATGCTACGCAGTTATCAGGAACAACTTTGTATCCTGTTAATGCTGCGGGTAATGCATCTACAGCAGGTGATGAAGCAGAAATAATTGATATTACAGAGGCTGTTATAAGAGATAGTAGTAATAATGATTACTCAATGACAAGAATAGGACGAAGTTCTTATTTAGATTATACTGTAAAAACATCTAAAGGTCGTCCTAGTCAATTTTATTTTGAAAGAACTATTTTACCAAAAGTTTTTTTATTTCCTGCTGCACAGGAAGCTTATACTTTTAAATATTATGCATCTATTAGAATGCTAGATATAGACACATATCCCACAAATGCACAAATACCTTTTCGTTTTTTACCGTGTTTAACTGCAGGATTAGCTTATTATCTATCTTTAAAATATGCTCCAGATAGAGTTCAATTATTAAAAACTTTATATGAAGAAGAATTTAGAAGAGCTGCTGATGAAGACGTTGAAAAAGCAAGTTACAGTATGGTTCCTAGAAATCAATTTATGGCAGGTTATTAATGTCAAAGTATGCTTCAGGTAAATTTGCTTTACGTATATCTGATAGAGATGGACAAGCCTATCCTTATAATGAAATGGTACAGGAATGGACAGGTATGTGGGTTCATCAGTCTGAGTACGAACCTAAATCACCTTTACTAGATCCAAAAAATCATCCTGTTGACTATGAAGCTTTAGAACATTCAAAAGGTCAGGTTGTTAGTGTAACAATACCTATCGGTGGTATTTATATAAATGATGATGCTACATCTACATCAATGACAGGTGGTGGAACTAATGGGGTATCACCAGCAATTGGAGCTAATAGTTTTCAAACAGTTTTACAAACAATACAACAGTTTAATCCTATACCTGCACCGGGAGCATATGAAACTGTACAGGTAAGAACAATGCAACCTTTAAATGGTAGTTCACAAGCTAATCAAGACACAATAATGAATACTCAATTAGGAATAGTAACGGTGGCAATATCATGACAACTTTTTCAGAATTACAAACACAAATTAGAAGTTATACAGAAACATCTTCTGATGTTCTAACAGACACTATTATTAATGATTTTATCTTACAAGCAGAACTTCGTATATTTAGAGAAGTCGATTTAGATTGTTTTAGATCTTATCAATTTACAACGTTAAGTGTAGGAAATGAATTTATTGTATTGCCAGGAGCTACTCCTAGCACAATGTCATTTGTTCGTACGGCATCCATATATCCAACTGCTGGAACAGATGCGAATGTAAGAACTTATTTATTACAAAAAGATATTAGTTATATGACTGAATATTGGCCTAACAGAACCACTCAAGGTAAACCAAAATACTATGCTATGTGGGATCAAAATACATTATATGTTGCGCCAACACCTGATTCAGCATATAAGATAGAGTTAGCTTTGAATCGTAATGAGACAGGGCTTTCCGCAACTAACACAACAAGTTGGGTTAGTAATAATGCGCCACAAGTATTATTATATGCTTGTCTTGTAGAAGCATTTAAGTTTCTAAAAGGACCATATGATTTGCTTGCACAGTACGAAAAAAGCTATCAAGAAGCTGTACAAAGACTTGCAATAGAACAACAAGGAAGAAGACGGAGAGATGAATATCAAGATGGTGTTATTCGTTTACCGTTGCCTTCACAAAACCCATAGGAGATAAAAATGGCTATAACACAAGCGGTTTGCAACACATTTAAAAGAGACCTTTTAAAAGGGTTTCATGATTTTGCAAGTGGTGGTAGTACTTTTAAAATTGCATTATTTACATCAAGTGCAAGTTTAGGAGCATCTACAGAAGATTATTCAACAACTAATGAAATTACAAATACATCTGGCTCTGCTTACTCAGCAGGAGGATTAGCTTTAACTGGTCAATCAGTTACAGGTAGTACATCAGCATCAACAGCATATGTAGATTTTTCAAGTGACCCTCAGTGGACATCTGCAAGTTTTACAGCTAATGGAGCAATGATTTACAACACAACTACTGATGGTGGTTCGGGAACAACGGATGCAGTTTGTATTTTAGCTTTTGGTTCTGATTTTACAGCAACCAATGGTACATTTACTGTTCAATTTCCGGCACCAGGCACAAGTACAGCTATACTGAGATTATCGTAGGAGTTTAACATGGCATTGATTATCAATGATCGTGTTAAGGAAACCACGACAACAACAGGAACTGGAACTATAAATCTTGCTGGAGCAAGTGGTGGATTTCAAACTTTCGTTGCTGGGATTGGTACGACCAATACAACATATTATTGTATTGCAGCCCAATCAGGAACAGAATATGAAATTGGTATAGGAACGGTAACTGATGCTACACCTGATACTTTATCAAGAACAACAATTCTTGAAAGTACAAATGGTGATGCAGCTGTAGATCTTACAGCAGGTACGAAAGATGTATTTTGTACATATCCAGCAAAACGTGCACCTTCTCCTAGCATGGATGCGACTGCATATGTAACAACACATAATTCTACTTTAAGTGATGATCAAACAATAGACTCAGGTGTTTTAGCGGGTCCTGTAACAATTACAGGGACGCAAACAATAACAGGTAATTTGGTAATAATATAATGGCTTCAGAAATTAAAGTTAACAAAATATCTCCTGGATCGGGAACGGCACTTCAAATATCCGACTCGGGTGATACTGTAACGTTGCCATCAGGTGCAACACTAACTATAGCAGGAACAATAAATGTTAGTACAGGAACAGCAACAGGATTCGGTGATAATTTAAGTTGGCAAACAAGTGATATAAAAACTTCTACTTTTACTGCTGCGGCAGAAAAAGGGTATTTTGTTAATACAACGGGTGGAGCTATAACAGTAAATTTACCTGCTGGTTCAGCAGGTGCACAAATAGGTTTAGTTGATTATGCAGGCACTTGGGATTCTAACAATGTTACTTTAGCACCTAATGGTTCAGAAAAAATTCAAGGTAGTGCAACTGATGCAACTCTTTCAAGAGACAGAGAAGCTATACAAGTTGTTTATGTTGATTCAACTCAAGGTTGGTTAATAACAAGTGTATCAGATCAAGCAGCAGCTCAAGTAGCTTATACGTCTGCTACAGGTGGAACTATTACAACATCAGGTGATTATAAAATTCATAGATTTACAGGTGATGGAAACTTTATTGTATCATCAGTAGGTAATGCTGCAGGAGGAGGTGCTGGTGCATCTTATCTAGTTGTTGCTGGTGGTGGTTCAGGTTCAGGAACATTTAGAGGAGGAGGAGGAGGCGCCGGTGGATACCGTGAAGGTAAAAATTCAGGCGATCCTTATACAGCTTCTCCTTTAAATGCTCCCGCTGGATTAACATTAACTGCAACAACGTATCCTATTGTTGTAGGTGGTGGCGGTGCTGGTGCTTCTGCAGATAGTGGAACCGGTGGAACCAGTGGTGCAGTTTCAACTTTTTCAACTATTACATCTGCTGGAGGTGGTAGAGGTGGTATCTACGATGGTGCTAACCCTCCATATCACCCTATATCAAACGGTAATTCACCCCAAGGTTTTCCAGGCGGTTCTGGTGGTGGAGGTGCGGGAAACCCAGCACCTGCTACTACTACTGGTGGTAATGGCAACACTCCCCCAGTTAGTCCTCCTCAAGGTAATAATGGAGGCGCTGGTTCGGAAGGGGGTCCACAAAGTGGAGGTGGTGGAGGAGGTGCTGGTGCTGTTGGCGCTGGTGGTCCTTCTTCAGGAAATCCAGGAGGCGCTGGTACTACATCTAGTATAACTGCTTCTCCAACTGCCTACGGAGGCGGTGGCGGTGGTGGAGGCTATTGTTCTGGTGGTCCAGGTTGTGGAGGTTCAAGTATAGGAGGTTCTGGTGGTTGCGGCTCATCGGGTGCTCCCGGAAATGACGCTGCAGATTATACTGGTTCTGGCGGCGGAGGTGCTGGAGGAAGCCCTGGAAATGCTGGTGGTTCTGGTGGTTCTGGAGTTGTAGTAATCAGATACAAATACCAAAACTAATGATATGGCAAATGTACGAATTCGTGAACAAGGAAAACTTACACTAAAAGATTCAGATAATTCTAACGAAGTATCTTTACAATCTCCTTCTACTGTTGCAGCAGATCAAGATTTTATTCTTCCTAGTGCAGATGGTTCAGCAAATAATCTTATTACAACAAATGCTTCAGGCACCTTATCTTTTACAGATATTGATACTTTAGTTACATCAGATATTGATTGGCAAACAGGAGATATTAAAACAGGTGATTTTACAGCGGTTGCAGGAAAAGGATATTTTGTTAATACAACATCAGGTACCATTACTGCTACTTTACCTGCAAGTCCAAGTGCAGGAGACTTTGTAGCTTTAAAAGATTATGCTGCTACTTTTGGATCAAACAAATTAACGATTGCAAGAAATGGATCTAATATTCAAGGAGCTGCAACTAATTCAATTATATCAACCAACAGAGCATCAGTAGTTTTACAATTTATAGATGCAACAAAAGGTTGGTTATATTTAGTAGAAAATAATGTAGCTGATTTAGAAAACGCTTTATACGTTACTGCTACCGGTGGTACCATAACAACATCAGGTGATTATAAAATTCATACTTTTTTAGCTGATGGAACTTTTACAGTTTCATGTGCGGGTAATTCAAAAGGTTCAAACAGCGTAGAATACTTAATTGTTGCTGGAGGCGGCGGAGGCGGCGCAGGTGGTGGTGCTAATGCTGGAGGCGGCGCAGGTGCCGGTGGTTATAGAACAGATACAAGTGTTTCTGTAACAGCACAGGCATATCCAATAGGAGTAGGAGGCGGTGGCGCTGGTAATGTCTACGGCTCATGTTTAACTACTGGTAATCCTTCAACTGCACTGAGTATAACTTCGGCACGAGGTGGTTCTGGTGGTAATGGTGATGGACATGGTGCTAGAGTTGATGGTCAATCTGGAGGTTCTGGAGGTGGTGCTTCTGGTGTTCAAACTGGTGGAGGTTCTGGTGGGAATGCTCCTCCTGTTTCTCCTCCTCAAGGAAATTCTGGTGGTCAAGGTGGTCAAGGATTAGGTCTCGGCGGAGGCGGAGGTGGTGGAGCGGGAGCTGTTGGTGCGAATGCTTCATCTGGTGCAGCAGGTGCTGGTGGTAACGGTTCACCTTCTACAATAAATGGTTCAAATGTTACCCGTGCTGGTGGTGGAGGCGGTGGCGGTAATAGTTATGGTCCTGCTTCTGGTGCTGGTGGTGGTTCTGGTGGCGGTGGTTCTGGGGCAACGTCTGCAAGTGCTGGTTCTGTTGGTACTGCAAACACTGGTGGCGGTGGAGGTGGTGGCTGGGGTCATCCCGGTCCATTTGATGGTGGTAATGGTGGCTCTGGTGTTGTAATTATTCGCTATAAGTATCAAAATTAATATGGTAAAAAACATTTATGTCTGAAATAAAAATTAATAGTCAAGGTGAAGTAAAGTTATTTGATTCAGATAATTCAAATTATATAGGTTTAAAAGCTCCAGCAACGGTTGGAAGTAATGAAACATTTATATTACCTGATGCTGATGGTAGTGCTAACAATGCACTTAAAACAGATGGTTCTGGTAATTTAGGTTTTGTTGATGTTACAACATTAGTAACATCAGGTATTGATTGGCAATCAACTGTTCAAACAACAGGATTTACAGCAGCATCTGGTAAAGGATATTTTTGTAATACAACAGGAGGGGCTTTTACAGCAACTCTACCTGCAAGTCCTAGCGCTGGTGATATTGTTGGTTTAAAAGATTATGCAGCCACATTTGGAAGTAATAATTTAACAATAGGTAGAAATAGTTCTAACATACAAGGAGCTTCCACTGATTCTAAATTATCAACGGATAGAGCAAGTGTTGTTCTTGTATATGTAGATTCCACTAAAGGGTGGTTATATGTACAAGAATCAAATGTTTCTAATTTAGGACCTACTTATATTTCAGCTACAGGTGGTACAATAACAACATCCGGTGACTATAAGATTCATACTTTTGTAGCAGATGGTACATTTACTGTTTCTTCCGTAGGTAACGCTGCAGGTGGAGCCGATGGTGTTTCTTATGTAGTTGTAGGTGGAGGTGGTTCTGGTGGTACAGGCGGCGGAGGTGTCGGCGGTGGCGGCGGAGGTGCAGGCGCTGGAGGTTTTCGTGAAGGTAAAAACTCTGGTGACCCATACTCAGCTTCTCCTTTAAATGCCCCTGCGGGTTTAACAGTTTCTGCTTCTCCAGGTTCATATCCAATCACTGTTGGTGGAGGTGCTGGAACTAATAGTGGCGCTGGAAGTACTGGTAGCGCTGGTTCAGTTTCAACTTTTTCTACTATAACTTCTGCTGGTGGTGGCGGCGGTGGTACGAGTAGTGGCGCTGGAACAAGTGGTGCTTCTGGTGGTGGTAATGGTTATAACGGACCAGGATCAGGTGGATCTGGTAATAATCCTCCCGTATCTCCTCCTCAAGGAAATGCAGGGGGTGCATACTCTACTGGTAACGGCGGTGGAGGTGGCGGTGGTGCTACTGCCGCAGGAGCTGTACCTGCTGGTGTGGTAACTGGTGGAGATGGTGGAGCGGGTGCTACTTCAAGTATTAATGGAACACCAACAGCAAGAGCTGGTGGTGGCGGTGGTTCTTCCAATGTTAATGGTGGAGCTGGTGGAACTGGAGGTGGTGGAGCTGGTTCAGAAACAAGTCCAACAGGAGGTGCAGGCACACCTAACACTGGTGGAGGCGGTGGTGGAGATTATGGTACATCCGGTTGTCAAGCAGGTGGTTCAGGTGGTTCAGGTGTTGTAATTATTCGTTACAAGTATCAAAATTAATGTTTAACAAAAAAGATTTTTAATATAGTATAGGAGAGAGATATGGCACATTTTGCAAAATTAGGAATTAATTCCAAAGTTATTGGTGTTTCAGTAGTTAATGATGATGATTGTAAAAACGCTGATGGCATTGAAGATGAAACTGTAGGAATACAGTTTTTAGAAAACATACATGGATGGCCTTTATGGAAACGAACTTCTTATAATACAACAGTAAACACACACAAGTTAGGTGGAACTCCTTTTCGTAAAAATTATGCGGGAATAGGTTACACTTATGATGAGGACCGTGATGCATTTATTCCACCAAAAACATTTGCATCATGGGTTCTTGATGAAACTACATGTGTTTGGAAAGCACCAGTTACTTATCCAAGTGTAGAAGAATATGGCGATCCTGCTAAAAGATACTATATTAGCTGGGATGAAACAAACACTCGTTGGATAGCTGAAGATCAAGAAACACCAACAGGAAATTTTCGTTGGGATGCTAGTGCTTCTGCTTGGGTTGCCTTATAATTAATGCTTAAAAAAGTTCTATCTGAACAATTTATTATTACTCATAAAGTTTCTGATCTTCTTAAAATTGATAAAAAAACATTAATAACAAATAACATTCGTAATTATGTTTTAGAAAAACGTTTGAGTAATGAAAAATGGTACTCTGATTATCATTATGTAGATTTACAAGACCATCAACATTTAGCATGGGTACATGATTATATTAGAGATCATTACAGAATAGAATATGAAGAAACACCTATTTTAATAAAAAGAGGAGGAGTAGTATTACTTCCTAATGAAAGTTTAGGATCTCATCATCATATTGATGACTGGGATTATGAGGATTCTCCTGAAATATCAGTTTTGTATTGTTTAAAAGAAAGAGAAAAGCCTTCTACCGTAATATTTGAATATGAATTTGGAAGAAATAAGAAAAGACGCTGGCAAGTAGATTTAAAAGAAGATACTTTAATTATATTTTCCTCCCACCTTAGACATTCTATTACTAAAAATTTTAATAAAGACCCAATAGTAGCTCTTTCATTTCAGTTCCAATTACTATAAAATAATGCTATCAAAGAGGCATTATGACAATTGAAATTGATGGTGTAAATAATACTTTAAAAACAGATAAGATTGAACCTCAATCAGGAACCGCTTTACAAATAGGAGCATCAGGCGACACTATGACGTTGCCTTCAGGGGCTACCTTAAATATTGCAGGAACAATATCTAATAGTGGGACCGCAACGGGTTTTGGTGCTGTTGATTGGCAAACTTCAGATATAAAAACAAGTACATTTACAGCAGTAGCTGGTAAAGGTTATTTAGTTAATACTACAGGCGGTGCAATAACAGTTAATTTACCGGCAGGTTCTGCTGGCACTCAAATAGCTTTAGCAGATTACGCTGGCACATGGGATTCAAATAATTGCACTGTGGCTGCAAACGGTTCAGAAAAAATACAAGGATCTACTAATAATGCTGTTTTTTCTAGAGATAGAGAAGCCCTTCAAATTTTATATGTAGATTCAACGCAAGGTTGGGTAATTACATCAGTAGCTGATCAAGGTGGTACACAGGCTTCATATATTACAGCATCAGGTGGAACAGAAACAACAAGTGGTGATTATAAGATTCATACTTTTGTTGGAGATGGAACATTTACTGTTTCATCTGTTGGTAACGCTACAGGTTCAACTACGGTTGATTATCTTATTGTTGCTGGCGGAGGCGGTGGTAGTAAACATCAAGCAGGTGGCGGAGGTGCAGGTGGATTAAGAAAAAATTATCCTAATCCTGCAACAACTGGTACACCTGTTACTGCACAAGCTTATCCTGTAACTGTAGGAGCTGGAGGTGCTGGAGCACCTGGTCCAGGAGCACCCCCTCAAAATGCTCAAGGTACTGATGGTGATGCTTCTGTTATTTTTTCTGTTACTTCCGCTGGAGGCGGAGGTGGAGGTGGTTATTATAATCCTGGTTGTCCTGGTGGTGCTGGACGATCTGGTGGGTCTGGCGGTGGTGCTGGATCAGCAAGTACTACAGGTGGCTCTGCAGGAGTAACTCCTGCTAGTACTAAAGGTACGGGTAATACTCCTCCTGTTTCTCCTTCTCAAGGAAATCCTGGTGGTGCGGCATGGGATAGAAATCCTCACGGCGGTGGCGGTGGGGGAGGTTCTGGTGCTGCTGGTTGTGATGCACATCCACCATCTGGTCCATCAACTGGTGGCGGATTAGGTGGTTGTGGAACATCTGTAGCAATTTCTGGATCAGCAACGGTTTATGCTGGCGGTGGCGGTGGCTCAGGTTATACTGGTCCCCCTACAGCTCCTGCTAATGGAGGAGGAGGTGGTGATGGTGGTCATGCTGCTGGAACTCCCGCAGAAGCTAATGGAGTCAATGGAACTGATAATACTGGCGGTGGTGGCGGAGGAGGAGCTAATGATCCATTTAATGGTGGAAATGGTGGTTCTGGTGTCGTAGTAATATCATACAAGTATCAAAACTAATTTACATACTTTTTAAAAAAGTATAAAAAGAAGAAAGAAAATAGAATGCAATTAGATAATTATTATTGGTGTTTTCAAGGTGCTTTACCATCACGAATTTGTGATGATATTATTGCTTATGGAAACGAATTAAAAGAAGAGACAGGTGTTACTTCTGGATATGATCCAGGTAACATGACACCTAACGAACAAAAACAATTAGAAGAAAAAAGAAAGTCAAATGTTGTATGGATGGATCCTACATGGATTTACCGTGAACTACACCCTTTAGTTCGTGAAGCAAATGCAAATGCTGGTTGGAATTATCATTGGGATTGGTCTGAGTCTTGTCAATTTACAAAATACGATGGTAGTAAAAAACAACATTATGATTGGCATACAGATTCTGGGGTAAGGCCAAATTCAAATGGTAAAATTAGAAAATTATCTATGACTGTTGCATTAGTAGATGGTAGTGAATATGAAGGTGGTGATTTTGAAGTTAATTTTAATACTCCTGAAAAAGAAGATATTCATGTAGTTAAAGCTGCAAGAATAAAAGGTTCAGTTACAATCTTTCCTTCTTTTGTGTGGCATCGTGTTAAACCTGTTACGTCAGGTACTAGGTATTCATTAGTTAATTGGCATCAAGGACATCCATTTGTATGATGGCATTTCACGAATATTTTAAAACACCTGTATACATAGAAAATTTACCTCACTGGGTAGATGATATAAATAAAAAATGTGAAAAACATTTAAAGGCAATTAAAAATACAAAAGATTTTAAAGCAAGAGTTAAAAAGAAAAAATCTGATTTTGGAGAAGTTGCTCATTCTTTTCCTATTGCAGGTGATCCAGAATTAAAAATTTATATTGATCATATTGGTCAACGTTCATGGGAATTTTTAGATGGTATGGGTTTTGATTTATCAAATCATACTTGTGTATTTACAGAATGTTGGGTGCAAGAATTTCCTAAAGATGGTGGTGGTCATCATAACTCACATGTACATCCAAATAATCATGTATCAGGATTTTTATATTTAAAGAGAGATGAGGATGGACCAGTGCCCGTGATACACGACCCACGGCCCGCAGCTCTTTTATCAGCCTTACCACAAAAAGATCTTTCGCAACTTACTTATGCTACAAATGAAGCTCACTGGAAACCTACTCCAGGCACATTAATTATTATGCCCGCATATGTTACCCATCAATATTCTGTTGGTGGACCTAATCAAGCATTTCGTTTTATACATTTTAATATACAGGCTATACAGAATAGTTTTATAAAAACAGAGGAGAAAAAATGAGTTTTGAAAAAGATAAATATGAAGTTGTAAAAAAAGCAATATCAAAAGACGTAGCTAGTTTTTGTTATGCTTATTTTTTAAATAAAAGACAAGTAGCAAAACATTTACAAGATACACGGTATATATCTCCTTTTGATGATAGTTGGGGAACATGGAAAGATAGTCAAATACCCGACACCTATTCTCATTATGCAGATCTTGTTATGGAAACATTAATGGTAAGAGTAAGACCAAAAATGATGGTTGTAACAAAAATGAATTTAGTTCCTACATATACTTATGCAAGGATATATAAATATGGGGATATATTACATCGACACAAAGATAGACCTTCTTGTGAAATATCATGCACTCTTAATCTAGGCGGTGATGAATGGCCTATTTATTTAGATCCTTCAGAAGGGTTTGGTAATAAAGGTAAAAAAGTTATTTTAAAACCAGGAGATATGCTAGTGTATAGTGGGTGTGATCTTGAGCATTGGCGTGAGTCTTTTGAAGGACAAGATTGTGGTCAAGTATTTTTACATTATAATAATAAGCAAGGTCAGTTCCAAGAAAGTAATGCTTTTGATGGTAGACCAATGCTTGGATTACCTGCATATTATAAAAAAGCACAGTAGACTAAATCACTTTTTATAGTTAAAATAGAGTCTTATGACTCTAGGTATTTTAGCCTTTTCAGAAGGACCATTATCATCATTAGGTAAACAGGACGCTATAGCGGTTGTTACAGGTCAAGCTTTAACTTCTGCGCTTGGAACAGAAACCATTGCTGTTGACGCAACAGTAGCGGTAACAGGTCAAACTATAAATGCATCTTTAGGAGTATCAGTTATAGACAGTGGAGCAGCGGTTGGATTAACAGGTGAAAGCATTAGTACAACATTAGGAACTGTAATTGCTAGCCCAACAGCCAATCCGACTGTATCAGTAAGTGGTTTTGGATTAAATGCAGTTATAGGAACATTTGCTGTAACAGCAGGTGGTCAAGTATCAATTGATGCTTCATCTGAACCTGATTTAGATTTATTTTTAGGAGAAGAAACTGTAACAGCTACTGCACTTGTACAGCCTACAGGTTTAACAGAAACATTTACTGTAACAGTACAAAGCGTTGGTGGTTCTAATAAATACTTTATTAATGGAACACAGCAACCAACCTTAACATTAGAAGAAAAAAATATTTATATATTTAGCGCTAATGATTCGTCTGTTGATACACATCCACTTTTACTATCAGCTACTTCTGATGGAACACATTCAGGAGGAACAACTTATGAAACGGGTGTTACTTATCAAATAAATGGGTCAGATGTTTCTAAATCAGATTATTTATCTAATTATGCTTCTGCAACTACTAGAAGTTTAACTATTAATGTAGCTGAAAGTGCGCCTACTTTATATTATTATTGTAATGCTCACTCTGGTATGGGAGGTCAAGCTAACACTCCTACTAATACTAACTATGATAGTGAAGAAATAAGCACGGCTCTCGGCACAGTTGCTGTTGAAGCTCTTACTACTCCCGTTGTAACAGGACAGGCTTTAACATCAGCATTAGGAACAATTAGTGTAGTTACAACAAGTGTAGCAGCGGTCACTGGACAGTCAATGACAGCATCGCTTGGTGCATCTATAATATCAGCAGATGCTGCAATTTTACCTACTGGTCAAACAGTCAACACGGCTCTCGGCACAGTAGTACCAATTACCAATACAATTGTAGAAGTTAATGGTCAAAGTATGACTTTAACATTAGGCGACTCAGGAGTATATGCATGGCAAGTGGTTCCTGACACAGCCACAAATACTTGGACAATCGTTGATGATTCTGCTACAAATACATGGCGAGATGCAGCTTAGGTAAATTATGTC